TTGATGGTTTTTCTGGTTCTTCGTCAACAGCAGATTTAACAATAACAGGGCTCCCCTTTACAGTTAAGCATAATGCAGTTGGTGGTGATTGTATGTTAAAATGGATTTCTTGGAATAGCAAAGCTGGAAATGTCTCTCCGTATGTAAATACATCTGAAATCTTATATTTCTTTGAAACAGCTTCTGCATATGAATGGTCTAAAGTATCTACGGCTGACCTTACTTCAGGCACAACAGATGACATATATTTTTCAATACAATACGAAACAGACCAATAAAGGAAGTACAAAATTATGGCACTTAAAAAAGAAACAATAATAGATAAAATTGAAGTTGTTGGTGACTTTAAGAAAATAGGAATAAGAGAAGCAACAGTTCTTTCCGAAGGTACTAATGCAAGTGGCTGGACAGAGTTATCTCGTTCACTACATAGAAAAGTTTTAACTCCAGATGCAGATGTATCGGGTGAATCAACCGAAGTTCAAGATATAGCCAATCTAGTTTGGACAGATGAATTAAAAGCATCTTGGGTTAGTTATGTTGAGAATTTAGAGACCTAGAGGTGAGATGAGTGATAATCCCAAAACTGCTAGAAGTTATAGGGGGACTGTGGTTGATGACAATGCTATTGTTTCTATTAACCTTAAATGGTTGGGTCAGTTACTTGTGCTTACTGGTATGCTCGTTTATGGTTATTGGCGTATTGAAAGTAGATTGGGAAACCTTGAGGAAGCGATGGTTACGGCTGATGTTAAAATCGGGGACCTCCTTGGTAAACACATCGTGGAAGAAACTCTACAGAGAGAGCAATTAGAAGAGAAGGTAAACTTCTATGAGAAAGAATTCAACATTAATCCTCTTAGTTGGGGAAAGCGGAAAAAGAAATAATGGACTTTATAGCAGTTTACGGAGAAGCTGGGATGATAGGGGTTGTGGGAGCAATGTTTGTTTATCTAGTAGTTCAGATGTCGAACAAAGCTTCAAGTCAGCAAGAAACATTAGAAGCTTTAAAAATTGAGAACAAAGGTCAGAGTGAGACTCTTGAGAATATGGAAGGTATGATTATTAAATTAATTGGCAGATGGAATGCTAGTGATGATAAATTAGACAGGAAATTTGATGCTCTGAATAAAGAAATTAACGATTTAGACAACCAAGTATCTGAAATACGTGGTAGCCTAAGCAGAATAAATGGGAAAAATCATTAATATGGATAGTCTAAAAGTTAGTGCAATCAGTACGAGTCTAGGAGCAATATATTACACCGAAGTTATTTCTGGGATATTAATGTGTATAATGTTTTTAGCACAGATTTATTACTTATATTTAAAAACCAAAAAGATAAAGGAGTCCTAATATGGACATTAAAGGAATGCTAGTTAAAATAGCTGAAGAACAAGCAGAGAAGATGCAGGACGAAGCTATGAAGCATTTAGCTTCTGACGATTTCTCTGATATGTTAGCAACTAAGATGAATGAGAAAATTAATATTCCATTTGTCAAGGAAGAGAAAGAGCAGAAATTCTTTGAAGAGATGATGGATATTGTTACGGATTTATTGTCTGGCGTATTTAAGGGTAAGTGAGTGGAACTATTGTCAATAATAGACAAATTCAATATCAGAGGAACAAAATTCTGGCATGCTAAACCTGACAAATGTCCATACTGTGGGACAGAAAGTATCTCTGGTGTAGAGATTCTTGCGGCTTACAATGGGGACTTGTTTTGGGAGTGCAATGAATGCCATGAATTTCTTCTCCGATTCACAAAAAGAACAACAGAGAAGCATCTTCAAAAGACAGAAGGGCTCTATGTTGACCTTGATAAGTGGGAGGAATTTTGGGAGCAACAACCAAATTAGATAAAGGGGTAGTTAAGAGAGGAATAGTGACCCCAGATAAGCATTTTCCTCTGCATGATAGTAAGGCTATCAGCTGTTTGATACAAAGTATTGAGATTGTGAAGCCTGATTTTTACATAGACCTTGGTGACGTAGGCGAGTTTAAATCAGTTTCTCACTGGCAATGGAAGAAAAAGAAGAGACCACCACTTGAGTATCAGTTACCTTGGGTACATAAAGATGTGAAAGATGTAAATAAGGGGATGGATACAATAGATGAGGCTCTTGATAAGGTAAATTGCAAAGAGAAATACTTCATAGAAGGCAATCACGATGATTGGTTAAACCGATTTGTTGATGAGAACCCTTATTTAGATAATTTAAGGTTTCCAGACGCAATGAAGCTTAAGGAACGTGGTTATAAGTATTACCCTAACGGGAAGTTTTTAAAGATAGGGAAATTAAATTATTACCATGGAAATCATTATGCTGGAATTATGCACACGAGAAATCATCTTCTAAGATTAGGAGCAAATGTGATGTACGGTCATCACCATGATTTACAACAGGCAACTGTAACGCACCTTGAAGGGTGTAAGAGTGCTTGGAGCATAGGATGTTTAAAAAACATGAGCGATGAATCAAACAAATGGCTTGGAAATAGAAGTCATAATTGGGCGCATGCATTTGCGGTAGTAGACTACTACAGAGGTGGATTTTTTACTGTACATGTTGTTCAAATAATAAACGGGCGAACCTCCTTGTGGGGCGAGCTAATAACAGGATAAGGAGAATACAATGGGATTCTTTCAAAACATGTTGCAGGGTGCAAGAACTGGTATGGACAGAATGAGGATTGGTGGTGACGAACAATTCCAATCTGCACCTGAACCCGGTCAGTACTCTGGTTCACAACAAATAGACGCAATGCAAAAAGCCATAGGCTCTAAGGGAATTGGAGACGAAGGTGGTTTTAACAGGGCTTCTAATGACGAGGTAATGAACCTTCAAAGAGGACTTAAGGAAAAGGGACTCTATAAAGGTGAGCTTGATGGGATATTTGGTCCCAAATCATTATCGGCTTTAAGACGTTTCCAGTCTGCTCGAGGAGAAACTTCTCCAGAGTATGACCAACAGATGGACCAAAGCACTCAGAGACCAATGGGTCAACAAGTAGCTCAAGCGGCTGACTTAGATAATAGCGGTGACTTAGGATGGGGTGACGTTTCAGAGGGATTTGGACGTATGGGAAGTTATCTCAAAGATAAGGGTTCACAATTTATGGATTATCAAAGGGGCGGTTAGGAGTAGACTATGCCCAGAGAGCTCTATGAAATAAAGTTATTTCAGCACGGGACAATGACAACTCCCGATAGTGCAGATATACCTAAAGATGCCGCATCGTTTAGTATGAATTTACGAGCTGATGCGTCTGATGGAAGATTACAGGGTATCCAAAATGATAAATTTATTATATCATCTTATACTCAATCTGAGCAGACATTCGTTGAATGTGCGGCATCTAATAAAGTAATAGAGCTTCTCCCTAGTGGTTTTGACATGGTTGAAAATCAGGATGTATTGAGTGGAACAACATCTGCTAATTGCAGTCTTTCAATGTTTAGTCAACCCGGTAGTGATGTTGTATGGACTATTCGTTCTAGCACAACCACAACTGACGAAGCAGAAACGGGCATAAATGTTAGTGCATCTACATTAACCTTTACTAACTCTAATTATGCTACGGCTCAGAACATTACTTTTACAGCTGGTAATGCTTATTTCAAAAACACGGGTAGAATAAAAAGAACTATAACTTTTACAGCGGCTTCTACAGATGTGAATTGGGATGATAAGGTTATAACTTATGATGTTTTTCATAGTTCTATAGAACCCACTGGATTCGATATTAAATTTGTCGATATGATAGTTGACGAAGCTGATGCAACTAATACTGGCAGTATACAGATTAGATTAAGGAGCAGACCCACTTCTAATGTAAGTATAGAAGCAGGTATTCCCGATTACGAAGAAGAGAATGGGTGGAATTGGTCTGCTCGAACAGCATCTTGGACAAATACAACAACCACTACCCATGCTGATTATTGGAATCAATGGAAAACGATATCATTCAATGCAGTTGCTGATAGTAATTGGCACGGTTCTCAAGCCATAGATGGACATCTTCGATTGGTGGCGGCTTCACCTGATGGTAGCTTTGCAGGAACTAACTGGAATAATATATTTTATAGCGGTCAAGCACAGACAGACGCTGTAATGAATCATACTTATGAATTGGGAGAAGAATTATTAGTAAATATAGGGATATCTATTCATCAAGACCCTTCTGACGAACCAGCCGGCGGTGGTGATGATGATGATACACCCGGTGGTCCCGGAAGTTGTTTTGAAGGGTGGACAAAAGTTTCAACCCCAGATGGTGATGTGCCCATACATGATTTAGAAGAAGGACAAGAAGTATATTCTTGGGATACTAAGAAAGGGAAAATGGTTACTAACAAGGTAGGTAAACTTTTATCACACCTTGACTTGAAAGACGGATATGAAGTTTATAAGGTGACTTTTAATGATGGTGATTTTATTCTTGCAACAGCAAGTCATATGTATTGGAACGAAGAACATGCTCGTTATTTTCAGATAGAGAACTTTAATGAAGGGGATAGATTGAGAACGGACGTTGGGTTTTTTAAAACCATCAAGTCTAATGTTTTATGGAAAAAAGACCTTACTCAGGTATATAACTTTCACACAGAAAAGTTTCCGCATAATTATTTTGCCAATAGTGTTTTAGTCCACAATGGAGGAGGTGAAGAAGTAGTAAATAATTTATTCTTCATGCTTAAGAGAGTGGGTTTGGTGGGTAACTTTTCTCCTATCAGAATGATACATAATCCCGGTGGAGGTGGTAAAAGACCTAAACCAGATAATCCCACACAGAGTGGTGGGACCACAAGTGGGGCATAATGGCTGTACCACAAGTTAACCAATTAGCCGCAAGTTTAGGCAACTTTGTTTCTGCTGATTTACAAACGTCTACACCCGGAATCGGGATTAGTGGGGACGTTGATTTTTCTAGTAACACAGAAGTACTACTAAGATTTACCAGTGTTTCGACAACTACAAATAAGGTTCAATTAAAGACACTGAATTCAAATTGGACAGCAGAAAAAACTCTCGCAAAAGGTGTCGATACAACAGTATCATTTCACGGCTTAAGACTAAGGGTAGATAATTCAGATAGTAAATATCAAGTAGGGGATATAATAAAGGTAAATTATGTTTATAACGATAAATCTTATTCTCATATGGACTGCATCCAGCGAGCAGATAATTATGATATTTACGCATACAGCTCTACTGGCGATGGGTCAGTATATTATTATGCAAATGCAAATACAGCAGGAGGGGTAGTAAAGAAGTTAGGTAGAGCGACATCTCGGACTGGTCAAGTAGTAACAGATACTCATGGACAGCAAATGTATTGGGGTTTTGGTCCAGACCCTGCTTCACCACCTATGTGGTCAGGATATCCACAACATGTTCAGTTTAATAAAGAGAATACTGGTGAAGTGGCTTGGGAAAATGGTGAAGTAGATTTATTAGGAGCCTATGATTCCTTACATGATATGTGTGTTATAAGACATTATGACCACTATGGTGGTAGCAATACTACTGCAACTTTAGGTGCTGGGCAAACTAACCATTGGGGATTTGGTATAGAGCGAGATAAAAAAGTTATACATATTTTCTATTATAGAAATATCAGGCAGTCGGCTGACTATACTACTGTAGCTGAAAGACCGGGTAATTGGATACTTATTAAAACTATAAATGGAGCATCATCTGGTTTAAAATCTTCTCAGTCAATTACTACAGATGGTAGAAGTATTTTTATACTTGATATGGTTGGGAATGGGCTGATAAAGATTTTTACACCAACCTTTACACCGAGTACATCTGGTTCTACACAAGGAAATCCTTGGAGTAGTAGTGGTGGTGTAAAACAATCTGCTTTCACGAGTCTTGTCTCTACGCAAGATTTTTCTCTTGAAGCTCCTGAGTCACATGTTAGTTTAATAGGTTGCTATTGGTCTAGTATCCGTATTAATTCTTGGCATGACCCTGTTAATACTAGGACAGCCACTAATGCAAATAATCAGACTAAATCGTCAACTTCTACATATACCACTAATGGAATCTTCCTTGATGACGTATACTACGATGATAAGATTTGGATTTCTAAACACAGAGACATGGAACTTAATAGGTTTGTTTGTACAGAAAGTACAATAGACCAATCATTAATATTTTTAGGTGGGTTATCAAATATTTACTCTACTAATGTAGCCATAGACACTGATGCTGGTAGCGTTAAACTACTTTCATATATGCCTAATCTTGGTAATCAGTCTTCTTATAAACTTCATGCGAGCTATGACTCCTTAAATACTCAAATACAAAATGAAGTAGACTTCTTTAATAATCAAGGTAAGGTTGGGGTTTTAGAATCTTACGAACAACCATTTGTAAATGTTAATAAGAGTGGTGTAATGGGATTTGTAATGACTACTGGACTCTGGGAACAAGATAGCAGTTCTGAAGAGTTTCCCAATGCCGCGTTAGGAGGGACTAACGATAAACTTGGTGCATTAAACATGAGGAGATGGGAAGATGGAACATCTGGTACTACTGGACAGGACACGTTTAACTTGGGTGGTACATTCGATGGAATAGACCCTTCTCCTAATATTGCAGATTCTTTTCATACAGCGCAAAATCCTTGTGTGCCTAGTTTTGCTAAAGGCATGATGGGAAGAGAGTATAATGGATTTGGAGATGAATATGATACAGACGATGACTCTGGGGGAAGCTCTACTTCAAAAGTATATTATTTTTATGGTGATGGTCTGGTAGATAATTCTCACAATAAAACATTAGGTGGTAATCATGCTGTATCATGGGGGAACCATTCTGGTAGCACAATAGAGAATCCATTTCCAGATGGTATAAGAGTAGATGGTAGATTTGGTAACGGACCGGGTTATGATAACTCTAGTCACCAGAGTACTCACTGGTCATTTGTTATGAAAAACCCTCAAACTCAGTTATATGTTGTTCATTCGCATAGAATAAATACGGGTAATGCGGCTGGTGCTGTAGCACAACAGGTAACATTTTGCAAAGAAACGAACCTTTGTCCTTCTGGGGAATTTGGTCAAAAGACTTTACAGTTTCCTATATTGGAACCATATGTAAAATGGCACGAAGCTGGTGAAAGTATAGTAGCATATCAATCTGGATTTGTAAGTGCACGTTTAGTTGATATGGACCCTGAAAGTGCTTCAGGAGCACAACATTTATTTGTTAGTTATACCAAGGATAACCAGAGTCAAATATTAAGAAGTGTTGACTTACAGAACGTTGACTTTTTAAACCCACTTGATAGAAGTATTTTTACTGCTGGTTATGGTAAAGTACGAATGGCTAACCATACTAATACCACTAAAGCGAATGTTAATGAACCTCTTCTTTTTTCTACTGGTGCAGGAGACGATATAATAAGGGGAAAAGGTACAGATATAGGTGGAGGAGCTAAAAACTCTGGTGGGAGCCCCACAAACTATTATGCGCCAAAAGATTATATTTTAGGTAGTAGAACAACTGGTTTTACTCAAGGAGCAATGGAAGAAGAATCTTCTAATTTTTCAATACCTGAAGAAGCTGGCACAGGGCTTTACAATGGAGGGATGTTTTTATTTGAAGTAAAAGACGGGCACCCTTCTCCTTCGGACAATCATATGTATCCTGCTCAGAATGAGGCATCTAACAAACCTGTAACATCAGGTGAGGGCGTGGCTGGGGCGGATGCCGCTGTAGTATCGGATTATAGCAGAAGTTGGTTTTTAAACCTACAGTGTCTTGCTTATGACTCATCCAGTGGGTCAAGTGCCCCATATAAAATATTTGATAGCCTTCCCGGTACTATAGCATTTTGGGATATAACCCTTGGTACACCTGCTTATTCTACTGTTGCCGCAAAGCAAAGAGTAAAACGATGGTCTCTTGAAAATGGTAGTGGTGATGATGGTATTACTTCAACGTATGAGTCTCTTCAGTTACTTTCTCCCAATAAGGGGGAGTTAAATATTATGGGAATGACACCTGCTAATTATTCAATTCCAATTTTAACAACAACTAAAGAAGCATCTTATCAGTTAACATCAGAAGTTTCAGAGGACGCAGACTACGAATGGGAAAAGGGAGAGAAATTATGGTATAGAATATCTTTTTTATACGATGGATTCCAAGAAAGTCCATTATCATCTGTGATGACAACTGTAACCCAACCTGCCGCTACTACAACTCTTCCTTGGAGAGCAAAAATAACTTTAAAATTACATAAGAATGCCACAGATGTAATGAATAGGCGTATAAGTCATGTTCAGTTATATAGGTCAATGGGTGCCGAATCAGATATAGATGCCCCAGAATTTTATAGATTAGTGAAATCTGTACCATTAGTGTCATCTGACTGGACTTTTACTGACCCAGATTGGACTAAGGTAATATACGATAAGAAAGATATGTTTGCTTCTTATGAAGAGCTGACAGGAATGCCAGAGACGTTACAGGACACTCAGATACATTATGGAGTATCGGCTAATCAGAGTGGTTTTCTTTTCATAACTGATTGTTGGCACAAGGAAAGTGGAAAACTACCCAACTATATTTTTAGGTCAAAGCCGGGTAAATTTAATATATTTGACTGGTCTTCTGACTATGCTGTTCTTCCAGAGAGACCCGTTGCACTTGCTGGCTTTGCAGGTAAGATATGGGCTTGGTCTAAGAGTTCTATGTACAGGATTAACCCATCTAACCTTGTTATCGAAGATATATTTGAAGGCATAGGATGTTCTAATGAGAGTTCAGTTGTAGTGACTGATTATGGAATGTTTTGGGCGGACGAGAATATGATTTTTAAACATGACGGTTCTAAGACTATAAATATTGGTACACCTATTATTGCTGGTGACCCAGATTGGTCTTGGAGAGCTAAGAGAAAAAGCTATCCATCAAAACTTGTTTTTGATTTTGCTAACAAACAGTTGTTATGTATCTTTAAGCCAAATTCAAATCTAAATACACATGGGTCCTACGCTTGGGCTTATCATGTGGATAGAAATAGGTGGGACTTATACGATTTTAAACAGTCATTGAATGGGGTATCTCTAGATGTGGACGTACTTGCCCTTGATAATGCTGATGATGGAAGTGTCATTTTTTCTACTCAGGGGAATGGTGTACAAAAGTTTAGAGGTGGTTCGTCTAGAAGAATGTGGCAATTTCTTTCAAAGTCTATCACTTGCGATACACCAACTCTAAAGAAAGTCTTCTATAAATTAAGGGTAAACATAAAAGAAGGTACTGTCAGCAGGATATACCAATTTGATAATAATGCTCAAAGTTCTTTAGCAATTTTAACTTCAGCAGATACTCACAACCCTTTGAAAGAGAAATTCATAGTAGGTGGTAATAATGACCCCAACAGAAAAGCAACAAATTTAACTTTTAAATTAATAGGTGCAGTTGGAGCTGTAGTTGATTCAGTGGGCACAATATTTAGAAGACAAGGGATGCCTAAGTAATGGGTAGAGAACAAAAAGATTTCATTTCAAAATTAATTCCACCAAGACTGGAAGAAGAGTCTCCATTAACACGAGCTTTAAGTGATATCTACGAAATATTAAATAAGTTAGTTGACCATGTTAATGAGACTAAAGGTGGAAGTGCCATAAAATCTATGGATGAGAGTGCTCTACCGGGTACTGTTAGAGTCAGGAAGAAAGGTCCTAATAAGTATAATATTTATATTAAGGGTCCAGACGGATGGTTAGAGTCTTTAAATGAGTATCCAGAGGGCAAGCATTATCTTTGGACTAATAGTGGTACAGTGCTAAGTAATGATTATATAAAGATAGTAAGAGTCGGCGTAGCTGGGTCACAGATACCCGAGAGTGAAGTCTTTAATGGTTGGCGATTAATTAAGAAAAAAGATAAATAGGAGTAAATTATGGGTAGTTTTTGGGATATGCTAACAGGGAATGTTGAACCTGATACAGTAAGAAATTCACAGCTTCAGGGAATGGGGCTTGATGCTTATACAAAAAGGGGTGATAAGTACACAAGTATGGGTGATGAATTCCTAGATATAGATAGTGACAGAAATCAGGCTATGAAAAATAATCTATTGAAAATGTCAATGGATGCAGGAGCTCAACAAAATATGATGTCACAAAGAAATATGGCTATGGGTGGGTATGGCGTACCAAATGCGATGCAAAATGCGGCTGGTATGGCTAACGCAAATCGCATGCAGAATCAAGGACAACAGAATTTTATGCAAGGTTTTCAACAGAACCAAGGTATAGGTCAGAATTATCATCAGATGGGTAATCAACAGTATGATACCCGTTCAGGTTATCAGAACCAAGCTAACCAAGCCGCAACGTCTCAGATGCAACAGAATGCGTCCAATACGGCTGGAATGATACAAGGTATAGGTGGTATGGCACTAAATGCAGTTATGCCCGGTATGGGGGGAATGCTAGGCTTTGGGATGAATGCTCTGGGTGGTGGTAGCCCAACACAAGGTGGTCCTCAGAATATGTGGCAAGCAGGAGCTAGACCATATCAATGGACACCACCTCCAGTAACAGGAACCGCAGGAGTAGGAGGAATAAAGTAATGGCTACACCAACAAATCACCCTTTATTTGGTATCCTTGAGTCAGGGGCAAATAGGAGGTCCACAGAAAAGCAGGCGGCTATACAGAATCAATTTCAAGCCTATGAAGAACAAAGAACTAGGGACATGTTTAAGCCTAAGTATGGTAGGGAAGTTGAAGCTCTTCGTCATGAAGAGGCAATCAATCCCATTACGGAAGCGAGGGCACAAGAAGATTTAAGACATATTACAGCAATCAATCCCACTAGGGAAGGACAGGAGGCTGAAAATCTTAGGCATTCGATGAAGCTGAATCCTATCACAGAGAGTCAGCAACAAGAAAAACTTCGTCATGCTAAAACTTTTAATCCATTATTAGAGGCAAGAAAGAATCTTGAGAACTCTCAAGCTCAGGAAGACTTATTCTATAGTAGAAAGTCACACAAACTTAGTCTAGAAGATATGGCTCAGAAGAATGAGATACAAGGGAGAGGGGATAATGTTGGGAAATACTATGACCCTAGTATGTGGAGAGAAAAAAACGAGCTAAAGGAGCAGGCGATACAGACTGGAATAAGAGACCAGCAGGCTAAGTATGGTGATGCTGATATAAAAGCTAAGATAACAGATGGAGCTCTTAGAAACTTTGATATAGACCAGCAGGATAAAGTTGGGAAGGGAATGATTCAGGAATTAGAAGCTGGGGCAGAAGCATCCGCAATGAATGTTGAACATCTCCAGAGATATAGAAAGTTTCAAGAACAAAAAGACCAGTTGTATCAGCAAGGCTTAGACCAGATAGAGGAAAGGTATAAAACGGATGACTTTACAGACTGGGACGATGATGCTGATGACAAATATGAGACTATCATGAAATACATAAATGCTTATGGAGTGAGTAACCCCATGATGCAAGCTCAGAGTATGATGCAAAAGTTGGAGAAATAAAATGGGATACGCAGACCAAGTATTACAAAGAGCCGGATTAGGTGGGGAGACACAAAGACTCCAACAGGCTATGTTGCAAAGTGAAGGGATGAAGGGTGCAACAAGATTTTATAAAGCTGTAGAAATGTACTACAATGACCCTGCGTCTTTTAGTAATGAAGCTTGGGATGAATTGCAAATTATGGCGTCTCAGCATGGAATCAGAGTTCCGTCCAATCCTAATGATAAGGCTACTGCTCTAGAGAACGTAGGGGCATCAATCATGGGCGCAATAGATGGTATAGTCCTTGACTTGATACCTGATTCTTTATACTCAAGTAGGCGCACAGAGACTGCTCGTATGGCAGGTCAAATTACAGGAGTCATAGGCTCAGTAGTAGGTTCTTTAGGGGCTATGGGACTTATGAGAGGTGGAATGCATGGATTGTCAAGGGCTGGTAGCTACATAGCCGCTAGGCTTGGTGCAAATCCATCTGGTGCAGTTGCTATGAAAGGTGCAATAGATGCGGCTAAAAAAGTAGGCGGAAATAAGGCTGTAAATTGGGTAGCTAGTAACATGACCTTGCCGGGTATACTCACTAAGTGGGGACCATCCGCAGTTACAAGTTTTTCACAGCTTACAAAACGATTTGGTTACCCTTTAACTGGTAAATTTGTTAAGGAAGCTACTAAACAATATGGAGACGATGTAGCAGGGAGACTTGTTCAAATTGCTAAGACGGGCTCTGTCGATGATGTAGTTGCGGCATCTGCTAAATACGGAGATGATGTAATCATCCAAGCTAAAGAGTCTCTAAAGAGAATGGGCAAGGTAGGGGATGATGTATCTGTAGATATAGCAATGCAAGGAACAAAGGTTCCTGATATAGCAACGAGTAAGGTACAGGCAATAATTGATAAGGTAGGTGGAGTGACTGCCAAGGGTGCTGGAAAAGAGTTTGACCCAACTAAGATAGCTCAGATGAGTATGTTTGATGGTGGAGCCGCAGGACAAGTTTCAATAGCACAGGGCAAAGGCTTAATAAATGCTCTTAAGGAAGGTATGTCACAGGGTAAGGGGATACAAGAAATTATAAAAAAATCTGGATTAGGAGGTAAGCCTGCTAAGACTTTAGAAACATTATGGAAAGACCCCACACAGAGGAAAGACCTTTTAAAACTTATGGCTGACACGAGTAGAGACCAGCCCGGAATGATTGGAGATGTAATGAATCTCATTGGGTTGGGAGTAGTTGGAGGTATCTCCACATACGATGCTGTTTCTGCAAGCTCTGGTAGGGAAGATTTTTAATGTCAACTGGCAGTTACTATCCTGAAGAAATAGAAGGGGAACACTTTAAACCATTCGTTGATGAAGGTACAATAAAGGGGCTGATTCAGCATTATAAAAATGACCCAAAGCCATTTTCCGAAGACAAATTAAAGACACTCGAGCTTCATGCTCAGCATTATAAACTTCCCTTCGCCAGAAGTGATGCCGACCAACACGGTAGAGTTTCTGGTATTCTTCAACAGGCTGGAGCCGGATTTTGGTCTGGCTTTACGACCTTTAATGTAGGCGAAGAACCGAGAGATGAATGGGAGGGGATAGCTCGTAGTATAGGGCATCTTGCTGGATTTGTTGGTTTCATCCCCTCCATACCTAAGAAAATATTAGCAACTCTTCCTAAAGCATCTAAACTAAGAACTATGTCAATGGCATTGGCAAAAGTTAAAGGACAATCTGTGCCTATGCTTGGTGCTAAGTTAGTACAGGACAAGGTAGCCCCGATAGCTAATAAAGCTTTCGCTCAAGCTATGGCTATGAGAGGTGCGGCAACAGCTGATGCGGCTGGATTTTTAAATCAAGGATTAGTAAAAGATTTAATTGGTGGGGCATTTCATCTTGGTGTAGCTAGTTCTATAAGTTCGTGGCAGTATGGTATAGACGAAATGATGAGGTCGTTCATAGGTGGTGCGGAAACAGGTTTTGTTTTCAGAGGGATAGGTAATGTTGTCCAGACGGGAAGTAAAGCGGCTGACGCATCCATAAGAATGGTAGCATCTAGTGCCTATACAGGCTTGCCAGCTACTATGAGAGGAGCTACAACTCCTGAACAGGTATACGAATATCTCCTCGGTGCCTATTTCGGTTTAAAGGAAATGCCCTACCATAAAAGAGATGCACAGAAACTTATAGGTAAGGCTTTTAAGGAAGGCAAGGCTGGACAACCTATAGAATTGATGCCTGAATTTGGTGAAATGGACTCCACCACTAAGAAAAATACTATTGAAATGGCTGAGAAGATATGGGGTGAAGTATCTGCGGCTGGAGGTGCTACTCCAATTACGGGTAATATCATGTCTTATGAATTGATGAATAAGTTTGGATTCAATATTGAAGAAGCAGAGAAAATCGCTAAGGAGTATATTGAGCGTGGTGGAACCCTTAAAGATATAGAACCATTCTTAGATAAGCCTATAACTGACAATGGTGAGTTACGGAAGTCACAGAGAGGTTCACAAGAAGACCTTGATATGGAAGTATCTACTGACTCGTCTTCTTATATGTCAGTTCAACAGAAGTTGGTTAATTATATACAGAATACTTTAGGTTATAAATATACCGAGATGAAACCTAGAGAGCAACAAGATGCAGTTCTTGAAGATGCTATGGGTCTACAGAAAACATGGCTAGAAATTTTAAAGAAACAAAGAGTAGAGATAGCTGATAATGATTTCAAAGATGTCTCTCCTGCTGGGGCTACTAATAAAATGTTGGAGCATTTAGCAGAGAATCTAGGCGTTGCTCCTACAGAAGCTGATTGGAACTTTTGGAGAAATAGGGAGATTCAATCTCTTCAGTTATCTAATCAGCCCGTAATATCTGCTAGTATAGATTTCAATGGAGCCCTTAATGTTTATCAGTTAAATCCAGAGAGACCAATGAACCTTGCTGGAAATATGAAATATGTTAAGCAAGAACCTCTGTCTATGGAAGACGCTTATGGGAGAGCATATACAAGGGAAGGCTATGACCCTGCTGAACTAAGGGGTGGTGCTATACACCAATTTCTTGACCATGCTGTAGTCCAAGATTCATATACTGGCAAGACTAAAGACATGAGTCTACTAAGGTTAAAACAACATTTCTTTGGTGAGCAGATGAGAAGAGTTGGCGAAGTAGACGAGCAAACAGGAACTGAATTTCAATATACAGATGCTACTGCTAAAGCTGAAAAAGCATTTAATAACTTTCTCTATGGAGTAATGGACGCACAGTGGAATAGGAAAGAATCAAAAGGCGGTGCTCCTAATCAAATGTATTACTTTGGTGGAAGAGGAGATGCGGAGAGATTATACTTTGTAAAGGTTCATCCAACCGTTGCTAATATTCGCACTATTAGTGAAGGCAGATTGAAATCTCTAACTAATGAAATAAATAAAGTGTCTGCTAAGATTGGCAATATAGAAGTGACTGAAAGTGGTAAGACAAGGAATGTAAAACTTAAAGATATATTTAATTCAGAGTGGGCTCTTTTTCAAACGACTGTTAATAAAGGAAAGACTGGAGAGTTTAAGAAAAGAGGAAATGAAATGTTTGCTTCGGCATTTCTATCCAATATAATGTATGAGTTAGATATGAATGGCTTTGAGATGAAGAAGGGCATAAGACCTAGCGAGATTAAAAAGTTCTATGCTACGATAGGCGATAGTAAAAATGACTTTATTGATACTGCTAAAGCTTTCAATAAGAGAGCACAAATCTGGTTGAATACTGGTGTATCCCAAAATAAAGATATGATTATCCCTGCTCTACAAGCCGCAGGATGGGATGATAAAACAACAGCAGAAGGTAAAGCTAAAGTTCTTATAATAAATGACAGAAAGATGGCTGATGAAGTAGGCGTCATGGCTAAGAATTTAGAAGAAGGCACTGATGGTGCTTTGTTTATGACTTCCGAATATATGCTTGCAACAAATATTGATATGGGGCTACCCAACGAAGGACATAGTAACAAAAGTTTTATTGTTTCCCCCAACAAGCGCAAAGGTGCAATGCTGGGTAAGTACATGATACATGAAGCAGACCCAGAGATGGCAAAGTGGATGCGTAAAGAGAAGGTACATATTATAGCCTACAAGAGTGGTTTAAAGCAGAGAGGCACAAGAAAGAGCAGTGACGTTTATTATAAACCACATGGAAAAGGGTATGAGTTTAGTGATGGCTGGAAAGACTCTGTACATAGGATAAATATGGCTGACATTAAGACAGTCATTACCGAAAAGACTGATAATCACTTTCTTCACCCACAAAAGATACCTAAGCAGATGCAGAGTCTCCTTACAGAATTCTCATTCAATCCTGTTAAGCCTGAGATTATAGATGATTTTTTTAATACTACATCAAGGGAGAGATTCTTTGGGAATAGGGTTATAAACGAAGAAGCAGAAGCTTACTTAGCCAACCCATCGAAAGAAGCAAAGGAATCTCTTATAAGAAACCTTGATGAAATAGGCATACCTACTGTATTGAAAATGTTAAAGAATCCTAAGACATCAGAGTTTGCTGTAGAAGCGTATAGGAAAATGCTATCTAAAGAACAAGAAGTAGCTAATGCAGAGTTTTCTGAAGGCGAGATTGAAAAAGCTACATTTGAAATGCAGAATGATACCAGACAAGAGTATAGGTCAGCACATGATACAATTATGAATTTATCAAGTGACAAATCTCTTGCGGCTAGTATGCATAAGTCGGTAAAACATTATCGTTCAAATGTTATAAGGAATTATCTTCTTAATCAAGTAACTAGACCTACGATAAAGAACTCTTTTATATCAAGGATGCGACCTTATACCCCTTGGATGTGGGAACAGAGAGGAAAGTATGGTCCTACTGCTAAGTTAAATGAAACAGGGGGGGACAAATTGTTCTTCCTTGATAATGGTTTTAAAGAATTACCATTAAAAAGCCACGTTTTTGGTGGCAAGGTCTCGGGAAGACTGGGTGAGATGAAGTTAGGTGAAGCTTGGGAGAGTTATGTGGACGGTAAGTTCGATAAATTTCCCAAGCTCAAAGCTGAAATGGAAGATGTGCTTGAAGCTGTTTTAATGAGAGTTCCTATGGACTCAATGTCAGGAGCGAGAGTATTGAACTTTGCTGGGTTCACTGGTGTAGATGGGTTAGGGGTCTTATTACATCCAAGGGTAATGAGAGCATTGGGTGGAGCAGACCTTGATGGTGACAAGGCTTGGGGATTTTTCGGTGGTAAAAGCGAGAGTGGTGCTGGTGAAGGTATGAAAAAGTCTTGGAAGAATATGTATAAAGACCAAGAACTAGAGTATGGAGAAGTAGGCACTAGTGCTAAGAAATTAATTGACCCAGTAACTGGTAAACCATACTATGAGGAATTTTTAGATGACAGAGACCCATTAGCAAAGGATAGAATAGAAAACCCCGGACTAAGGTGGTCTCCTATGGCTAGGATGACAGCATCATTGGGTGCGGCTCAAGGTCGTAATATGTTAGGACCAGCTGTTGTTAATAAAGCTGTTATAAGTGCGGCTTTCTCTGAATTAATGAGCAGACCAAATCAAAGTTATAGCTATACTTATGAAAGTTTTAATGGGGAAAAGAGAAAAATATTAATGACAGCTAGGTCTGACCCTAAAGATATTAAGCGTCAGAGAGAAATGGGGAAAGTTTCTATTCACCTTCCAGCTGACCCTATGGATGAAGCTGGGTTGAAAGATATGAATTCTTTCTTTAGCTTGATGGCTGATAGTGCTTTTAAATACAAAGATGTCACTGACCCCAATAGACATTTCGAATTATCAAACGACCCTAAGTCAAGGGAGTGGATGGGAGACCATTCTACTAAACGTGCAGGGTTGAATCAACATTTCTCTAAAATTAATCAAGTATTATATGGTAGGAACTGGGCAGAAGAAAGAAGATGGACACCGGGTGAGATTCATAGTGGGCTGTCAAGTTCATGGGATTCATTACACCAAGGAGAGAAACAGGGTGGACTCTATAAAAACTTAGCTAAGTTATTTCATAATCTTGATTGGACAGAAGGGATTTTCTTTCGTGTGAATGAAACAAAACTTAGAGAGCTTTATAAGAACTTTCATAAGGAGTGGGAAAACAATAGAGAGTTACAGGACATTCTCCAAAGAACTGGTAGGAGCGTATGGAACAATGAGAAAGAGAAGTTTAATCCTTTACTAGAATTTGTACTCACAAGAAAACTACATGATGAGAAAGTATTGAAGTCTTATCTCTTAGATACTAAGCAAAATGAAAAATTATTTGATGCTTTCCCCCAGTACACAGAGAGAAAAGGTTATAATCCTAGGAATTTAAGACAACGTGAAAGAATTCTTAGAGACATGGTACATAAGGCTGAAGACTTTGTTGTCAATGACCTTAGTGACATGGTGTCTATGAGATTTATTAGGAAATTCATGGAGCCTATTATGGCAAGGAACAATGCTAAGGGTGAGAAGATTTCTAAAGAAAAAATTATATTAGGTCTTCATCATATGAGTGAAGATATAAAGTCTCAATCTTATTTTAAGGGCATAGATAGAAAGAATGAGTCAGGTTTACAGGGTAATGAGTTTGAATTAACAGCTAGTCAGCGTGAGTTTTTTAAGTTAATGGGCTTAGAAAGGGAGGTAGAACAAAAAGATTCTGCTATGTTAGACCAGTTCCAGATAGATGCTAAAATTAGTACTCTGAAATTAAATATGACTGACCCTGAGAAAAGATTGTTTGATGCGTTTCTTTTAGGAACATTAAAAAAGGGTACTCAAACCGAGATAAATAAAGCTACTGAACATGCTAAACAAACATACGTTAATGAAGAAAAATTTCCACCCCAAGTATTAGAAGCTTTGGAGATTTTAAGGCAAAAAGGGGCTAAAACAGCCACATCTAACCTAGGGTTCGTTTCTAGTTCGGTCTCTAAGGGCATGAAAAGAGCCTTCTGGAAAGAATATGAGAAGTTATTTGATAGTTCTACTAACTTTTTCAGTAAGAAAGAGACTAATGATATAAAGAAAGACGCTCTAAAGGGTGAAGCTGAGCTTTCAAAAGAAGAACCAAGGAGTATTCTCGACAAAGAAGGCAATGTTATCAAGGGTACTGCTCTTGAAGAAGCCACATTTGATGTAGAAACCCAGACATACTTAGAAGAGGCGCATCCTTTTAAAGGTATTCTTTCGTCTAAAGCTTTGAAGGGTCCAAAATTTAAATTAAAGGGTGAGGCTATGGAGATAGTTCTTTCCTTACAAGAACATTTCCGTAACAAGTTTAACAATATGACTGGTCGTGGCATGAACAAGCTTGTTAGAACGATGTTTAATAAAAACATTAATGACATGAACTTAGCTGACTGGCGTACTATGGATAACATACTATCAGAGATTGATGGTGGTCAGTGGTGGAGAAAAACTTTGAAGTATGTAGATGACAATCAATTCCTACCATCTATGACCCCGTTTCATCATCACATTTTTCCTGAAGCTACTAACAAAGACTTGATGAGAAAAGAAATCATCCTAGTCGCTAAGCGTGGTATCTATAAAGATAAGCATGGCAATGTATTAACTGGTGATACTGCTCAGCCAACACAGATAGGTGAGATTTTACAACAGTTCATAAACATGAATAAAGAATGGGCTACTGGTGTACACGAGCAACGAAAGAATGAAATTAGTTCGGAGCTTTCTCCTTACTTAGAGTCTATTGAACAAGGACCTACACTATGGAGAATAGCTGTTAGGAGAATGGAGCAAGGAATGACATGGCATCTCAGAGAAAAATATCAGAATGATGCTACTTGGGCTCTTTTAAAAGAAACATATGAGAAACCTTGGAGAGACATACAAAAGAAACACGATTGGGAAAATCTACAGAAAGAAACATTCCAAGTAATTACAGCAAACGGCTCCAAGACGATGACTGGGCTTGATGTTGTTGAGAAAATTACAGATACTATAGAAATATGGAATAAGAAAAATCATAAGCTTATCCGTGGTGACGTAGAAGTAATTGACAGTTACCTTAATATGATAGGGAGAAGTTATCATTCAGACTCTAAGTCTAAATCGCTATGGAAAAACCCTGAGAATTTTATAAACGATAAAGAAAATCTGCCAAACTTTAGAGTTGAAGACCCTAATGAATCTAAATACCTTTCTGATGTATTTAAGAAGACATTCTGGTGGGGTGTTAAATCTGAAGGTGGAAAATCTGAAGCAGAGATAAAGAAAGCACAGGGTGAGTATCAAAAATTATACAATCAATATAAACAAGAGAAGTATATAGCTAATATTCGTGGTCTAGCGGCTGTACTTGATTATCGTCATCAGTTAAAATTTGCTGAGGGTAAGGAAGATGTCCAAAACTCTAGAAAAAGAATGATGAATAGACTATTCAAAGATATTCTTGAAGCTAATGATAAGGGTGAAGTATTTCATCAGAATTTAGGAATAGATGGTCTTCGCATATTATCAAGAGAGATTATGTTAGCACAGGTTAGAGACCCTAAGGATAGGGAACAAATAGCTAACTCTATGTCAGTACATACTACTGGCTCATACCCATCAAGGATATACTTTCCACACTTGATGTTTGATAGGAAAATAGCTGAAGCACAAATGGAGAAAGCTCTTGAAGTCATATGGGCTGACCCTAGTAAAGATATTAAGGATAAGAACAGGGAGATGGATAGAATAATCTTCCACACTAGACAAATGACTGGTGATTGGATTCCACAGACTGATGTATCAGACCAATGGCAAGCATTGAATGAAGGACTACAGAGGATAGGAGAGAAGAAAAAGAATAGAATTCCTAGAGAACATATGAATTGGTTCAAGACACATAAACGTGCAGGTAATCAGTACTCTAGAAACTCTCATATACCCGGTTGGAATATTGAGTTTGAAGCATACGTTCAGTACATGAAGAACCTTACGGATGTACACTATCAATTAATAAGTCAGTTGATGTCTCGTACTTCTATGATAAGATGGAAAGAACGGATGGCTGAAAGGTTTGAACATCCAGATACAAAACAAGTTAAGAAGGAAGACCAGCAATTAATTAATAGATGGGAAAACTTTTTCAATCTATATATCACTCAATCTATGGGCTTACCTTCACAGATACCTGAGCATGTCCTTAATGACCCCGGCATGAAAATTAAAGGGACTCCTTATGCTTGGTTCGCTGACAGTGAAGTTAAGAAAAGATTAAATAAAATAGCAAAAAAACTGGGACTAGATAAGAATATTATAAAAGAAAAGTTTCCAGAGGTTGCGGCAGAATATCCAGAGATGGCAGAGAAATTTGACTTTGCTGACCTACAAAGATTCAGTGCTTTAGAGGCTAAATTAGAATTAGCGGCTCTACTAGCTCACCCTAAATCATCCGTTACAAACTTGTTTGGTGGTACGGTAAACACATTAATATCAACTGGTTGGCAACACTTTAAAAATGCTCGTGATGTAGAGTATCTTATGAAGAATGTTAACTCAAAGTTTACAAAGAAACAGGACTGGGAGGATTGGGTCATCAAGCTTGGTGTAGTAGAGGAGTTCTTACTTTATGAAGCAGGGATTAATCCAAAGTTTAAGACTGGTAAGTGGAAGAACTTTATGGATGATGCTATGGCTAGGTTGAGTAAAGACCCTGAAATGGCTGATACAACCTTAACATCCCTTGCTAGTAAGCATGGAATAACTGAGTCTGTATTTTCTAAAGCGGCTTGGTTCATGAGAAGACCTGAACGTACACTACGGCGTGACGCTTTTTTAGCTCACTATCTACAGGCTAGAGAGAAATTTGGTGGTGCTTTCCAAAAGTTTGACAACCCTATACTTATACAGATGGCTAAGAAGGGTGTGAAAGGTACACAATTCTTATATAGTGCACCATTTAGACCGCCTTTTTCAGCAAGTTCCGCTGGTAAGGTGTTCACTAGGTTTCAGACTTGGGCTTGGAACTCTGTCAGATTTAGAAGAGAAATTATAGAAGAAGCTGATGCTCGTGGATGGCAAAAAGGTTCTGTTGAGTTCGAGAGGTATAAACGTATGGCTACTGCTGACTTATTCATGCTTGGTATGGCTAATATATTCTTGTACTCTATCTTTGATAACGCACTACCAGCTCCTTGGAATTGGATACAAGACACAGCTGACTCATTGTATGGTGATGAAAGAGAAAGAGAGAGGGCTTTCTTTGGTCACCCACTCGGTCCTGTTCAAATTATTACACCGCCTGTCTTACGTTTATTACCAGAGATGTTTAAAGCTATGATTGAGGATGATTACTCTAAACTAGCAGGTTATACTATTCCAAGTTACTTCCCTTTTGGAAGAGTGGCGAGAGACTTGGTTGGTCCCGGTGGTTTATATGAGAATCCTTATAGAGGAGTAGAAAAACTTACTGGTTTCCCTTACATGCAAGCGGCTAGAGAGTTCGGAGCATACCGTGAAAAAGAAGGTAGATACCCTAGAGGAATATTAGATTTAATTTATCAGCCATTCGAAAGAGATAAAGAACCTTCTGACTAATGAAGAATGTTTTATACTCTAAGGCTTTAAAGATATACAGGAAGTTACTATCTCGGGAGCCAAATATAGATATCAATAGCGTGACTTCTATTATGTCTGAACTTAATCGAGGAAACATCACACCTTCAGAAACATCTATTTTGTTTAGGTGGATGAGAAAGAAAAAACCATTGCCGACTCGTGGATTCAATAGAAAACAAGTAGCGGATAATGTGTTCAACTTTGATATTCATGCTAAATCAGGGCTTGGTAATAAATTAAACATAACGTCTTTTGGTAATACACCCATGATAGACTTGGACTTACCAAAGGTTGTTGGTAGTAAGTCAACTCATCCATCAATGTCAGTTACTGCTGGTACTGCTGGTGAAGCTATTGACCAACTAAGGGACTTTGCTGGGGCAAATCAGTCCTATTTACGAGCTTTTATGACAAAGGGAGGGGTAAGAGCCTTTGATTTAAGTCATGCGGAAGAGCCCTTAAAATATTATAAAAGGAAACTAGCCACAAAGACTGGAGACCCTTTATATTCAGGCTTTAGCATGCATAGGAACACCTTTGATGTCAGGGTATCTCCTAAAAAAGCGTATGAAAAAGAAAGTATAGATTATGTAGCGGCTCCTTTACTTGACCTTGCGGCTCCCGGTGCAAAGGTAAACCCTTTAAACAGATATAATGTAGAAAAGTTCCATGATGATATAATAAAACGAACTTTACACTCAACGAAAGACCGTTCTAGACCCAGTAGGGCAAGAACTGAAATTATAAAGGATGCCCAGAGATTACTTGATTCAATGGGCGGTAACGATGCGGATGCTATTGTTAAAACTATGAAGAAAGGTGGAATTTTTTAAATTCAACTTTTTTTTGTTCCCAGATTATTCATTTGAGTAGATAAATATTCTTAAATCCCGATTTCATTTTTTAGTAAATTTTAGAGAATGTGCGAATTATGCTACATTGCGTAACGCAACGCTATGCTACATTGTGTTATACTACACTGTGTAAATCAGAATTAGAAAACAAGAAATACACACACTTCCGAGAATCTTCGTTCCGAAAAATATCGCAATATGAGATTAATCCCTATGCTATATTTTGCGCATGGTTAGGGGCTGTAAAGAAAAAAACCCTTAGATTTTAAACTATATAGGGCTATTACTTTAAATGTTAAAGGGGCACCACATTTATAAGGTATATTGCTGTACACCATTACGGAGTGAATAAATTGTGATACCCCCTAAAACTTTAAATCTCTGGAATTCCTGCTATTACACAGTTTTTAAAATAAGAACAGTTATCAGGATTGCAGTCTTTTCCACTCTTTTTTTCATCAAGGTTCATGTTTACAGGGTATATATGTCCACTCTTCCTTTTACGCTTGATGGAAAATAAAACACCTAAACATTTCTCTTTGTTCCAGTTAGCACAATATTTTAGTGCTGTACGTTTACTATTACTTAGCATTGAAAGGTGGAAAATCCATTTCCGAAACGGGTTTAAATGGCTTTTTACCAAATCTCCACGGCGTTAATTTTTTATTAAAAAACTTTAACACGTTCTTCCCATGTGCTTGGTCATCAATGGCTTGTGAATAACCTTGATGGAACCCCCTTCTGTAATCCGCATCTAAGAAGTAATTATTCCTTCTATTAGGATATTCTCTTTGTGAAAGGTTCATGTTTCCAAATACATCTGCAAAGTATGATTTTACTCGTCCCATATTATTCTCCTTTTTTAAATTCGGGATTCCATTCTTCTTCGTGTCGTAATTCAAATAAATGGGGGTCTTCATAATCTTCGCAGTCTTCACATCGTATACCAAGTAGAGATTCATTTATTGACTCTCCTTGATATTCTTCGTAAATGACATTTTCTGACCCACATTCATTACATTCATATCCTTCTGCGGTGTCTCCACCTATAGGACCTGAAAGAATAACTTTCACTCTACTTCATCTATTATGATATGAGATAGTTCATTTTGTATGTCTATCTTGTTTTCAATACGATGAAGTCTCCATATAATGCTAATTAACATAGCTAACATCATTACCATTGAAAATTCCCAATATGGGAAATATTCTGTACTAAATAGTGCTTCCCAGTAATATCTCATTGTTTTACTCCTTCTCTTAGGTTATCAATCCATTGTTTAGCCATTGACATTAACATAGCTACAATGAATATACCAATAGCCCACATTACGACAGCGATACCTAATACTAATAGGTTTGCTATCCATTCTGCAATATCAAACATTATCATTTGATTATCTCCTTATTTTAAAATTAATTCAAAGGGGGCTAATCACCATATCTCGTATAGCAAATCAACCCCCTTTAAAACGGCTACCCTAAATAGGTCGCCAAACCAAGTTAAACACTTTCAATGTCAGTCTTCCTTTTTCATAGAAAACATATTGTTTTTATTTAACCTATTAGGATATACGCCACACTCGAATACCAAGAGTATTGTTCTCCGAGCGAGTTCTGTAAGTCCATTTCATCCCTACCAGTGAAGACACTCTATGAATGTAAGAGGCTACAGTTGTTGTACGGAAATAATTTCCTGTCTTAACATGCATCCTATTTTTACTGGTTTTTAGGAATACTGAATCTCCGACTTCTAATTCCTTTAGAAAATCGAGGATTGAGCCTGTCTTTCCCTTACCCGGAATATTCTTCTCAGGTATAGGCACTCCTTTGTCAATACGATATGCTGTTGACATTTGTCAACTCCTTTCTTAATCGTCGCAGACTTCACATCTTTGGTAAGCTTGATTCCCTTCATCAATGATGGTACAATCTTCCTTCGATGCGTCTAGCAACTTGTGTTTGAAGTTCAAGACTTTTTTAGCAGATAATTCATCTCCATTAGTATACCTTGACTCATATAAACAATCGAGTCCTTGCATAATCAATGAGAGTTCTTCGTCTTCTATACTAACTCTTGGAACTTTTGGTTTATTAATAACGACCTCCTTTTGCGAGTTTTCGCATAACATAATTAGCAACTTCTTCAGGTTGAGTCTTTACCCAATCAAGAATTGTCTGAAAATCATTCTCAGCCAAAGGACCTTTGCGTGTATTACAAGATTTACAGATTAACTGCAAGTTGTCTTTAACGCTTGGTCCTTTCTTTTTCAGGGGAACGATGTGGTCACAAGCAATAGTTCTAATATTTAGAATTTTATCGCAATACCGACATTCCTTACCATATGAATCAAAAAACATTATTTCGATTTCTTCAGTTGTAATATCATAAATGACACCACTTTCTTCAGACCTTCTCTTCAAAGAAGATTTAAGCGTAGAAATTTTACGCCTTAATCGTTGATGAGCTTTAATCCAGAATGTTCTATGAACTGGTTCTAAAACTAACCTAAATGTAGATTTACTAATTTTAGCCATTATTTAATTAAAGAATACTCCGCAAATGAAAACCCATTTCCACGGGAGACCATTTTTGTATCTATGTCGTATCCTTCTTTTCTCATTAAGCATATGATGGGAGCTAACCTAAAACAACCAAATGAATTTAAGGCTGTTAATGGGGTTAATTTAGCACCGGCAAGCAGTGCATCTCGTACCATAATTGCTTGAGATTTATTTTTGACTGGTTTATACATAAGCAGTCCCTTTCAGTATTAATTTGAGATTAATTTGACATCTCCAAAAACCTGATATAAGAGTAATAACATCGTCTTTTTTTTCAATATTGTATTTAAAACCAATACGGAATAATCTAAAAAATGTTAAAACTATACCATGTTCTACAAAAGAAATGTCAATCAGGAGACCCATTATGTTCTCCTAACTCTCTTTACCTTCTCAATCGAAATTGCTTGAGGTAAAGCCTTTCCTGTCTTTACTGCATCCATAGCAAAGGCACGAGCCTTTTTTCTATCTATGGATTCAATGATGTTTACTTTCTTGAATTGGGATGGACAATTTGCTTCGTCTACCATTACAGGACCAAAAGTTTCATATAACTTATAGCGTGCTGTATCAGTTTCAAAAACACCATTATCATTCCCAACTTCTTCAACAATCATTGGTAATAAACTGGTTTTGAAATAGTCATCTGTTCGTTTTAATGCATTTTTACGATTATTGAGTCTTTTTATTTCTGTTTTGAGAGTGTCTATCTCTGCTACGAGAAGGTTGTCTCTCCTTGATAACTCAATCATAAAATGGTCTATATTATCGAACTTCTGTCTAATCTGTGAACGTATTACTTGAACTGCATCTGTTTTCTCTGCATATAAAGAAGGGTCTTCTTCTGAATTAGCAAGTTCTACTTCAAGTTCTGCGTCAATGTACTCACCTAAGAGTTCTTTAGCTGTACTCATATTAACAATGATAATCTATTACGGTTAACCATACGGTGCTCTTATGAATCTCACTTTCCAAGTCACTCCATTTCTGAATACCTTCCCAAGAATCTATATCAATAAAATCTTCTTCACCAGCATACTGGTTTTTCTTGAATAGATTTTTGAATAGATTCTCAGTTAACTCCATAGAGTCATCTGGGTATCCGAAATTTGCGTATGTATCTCTTACCCAAGGATGCGGTGTTTCACCACCTAAGTCACTTTGCCAGAATAGGTTTAATTCTGTTTTAAGGGATTCAATGAATGAAGTAGATATCATCTTCTTACTTTCAAATAAGTCCCAGTCACTTTTATTGACTTTTCCTTCAGGTATGTCTTTGTCTTTGAATTGAGAACATAAACCATTAAAATCTGTTCCTAATTCCTTTTGTGATAGTTCACCAGACCATCTGCCACCAATGACAAACCAGTCTGCTGGACCTGTACTCCACCTTCCTTCTTGTCCACAGAAGTTTTCTTGTTGTAATGAATTAAATACCCATTCGTTTATTAACATTCCTTTGGGTTTATCTAATTCCGCATCATCTTCATGCCATTCAGGCGGATGTTGCTCTGCTCGTGACACGACTATCAGGCGTTGGTGCATAATCTGCTCTCCTTAGTCTAAATGATGGAGTCCAATTCAGCTCTACATCGCTAAATAACTCACCATCACTGTTTTTAAATAATGTTAAAGACTTTGTAGTCTCATCTGCTTTTCCCGTTATACCAATAACTTTTCTTGATGCATTTTCTATTGCACCAGAACCTTTACCAGCGTACAAATCCATAATCTGATTCCGAGAATATTCTCTACTAATCTGACTAATCTGAATTATAATAATATCCTGATTAACAGCAAGATTACTTAAACTATGGCTTACAAATCTAACAGTTTCGTATTCTCCACGAATATGCTTTGGTGGTTCGATTAAATCAATATAATCTACCACTACTGCACTGGGTTGGTGGTCACGAATAGAATCTTTAATTTGTGCTATAGTTGGACTAACGGTTTGATATATAATATGAGATAAATCTTGTTTATAATGCTCATACAACATATCAAAGTTTGCAGTGACAAAATCCTTGTCTTTTCCACTTACAATTTGTAATGCTCTTCTGTGCATATACCAACCAGATAACTCCAAAGAAAGAAACAATGTAGGGATTTGCCACTCTCTACGAATGATATCTTCTGTGGCATCATAACCTAATACGAGATTATGTGCGAAAGTTGTCTTGTTGGAACCTGTTGCACCAAATATAGTAACTAATTCACCGGGATAAATCTTACTTTCTTGTTTTACTCCAAGAACTCTCCCTAAATCAATTACTCTTCCAGAAAAATCTGTTTCTAATCTTTCTTTTAGAATTTTCTGTAGGTCATCTGATGTGTACAGGTCTATAAGATAGTCTTTTCTATCATAGAATACACAGTATTGTTTGCAATGTGCGGTCATAATATGGTCTTTACAACTATATTTGTAACCAGCATTGTAAGTTGATTCTACTTTTTCAAGAATGACATTTTCATCTAATTGTCCGTTATTCCATTCTAAAAGTGCGGCTTTAGTAGCGGCTGATGGAATCCCGTTCCTTCTAAAATGAGATGCTATTCTTAATAAAGTATTGTTTCTTGTACCTTCAACTGGTCCATCATCATACATTTCCTGTACGCATGGAACTACCTTTCTAGGTTCTGTTACAGCCCTTATTTCTCTAATCTTAGGAATATCTGTAACAATAGATTTCTCAAGTTCTCCTTCAGCATAAAGTTCATTGAATACAAAATCAAGTCTCCTTTCTTTTGATATTTCTCTAATTTCTCCAGCTTGTAAAGTGTTGAGTTCCTTAACTGTAAAAGGAGTCTTGTAAAGAGCACTTTTTTGGTTTAAAGTGTGTACTAAACGATAAATAGCAGTTCTTTGATATACGCTTAAGTCAATTTTCTTGCCAAATAACCCTTTCATTGTCTCTTTAACAATAAATGGTAAGTCATCTCCAGCTTGAAAATTAAAAACTTCATTTGTTAGATGGATATGATATCCAGTTCCACTAAAATAAGGCTGTATAGCATTATAAGGAACTTCAACTTGTTCTAGTTCGTAAATGATAGCTTGAGCACATTTAAGAGTATAAGCATCAGTGTTCTGACCCTTATCTATATCAATAACAACTTCATCAATACTTCTGGAACCAAAGTAATTTTTAACACTTCCAGTTTTATTTACAAAGTCTTTACCACTGTCATCGTAAACATACATACTACGATAAACTGCTTTATCTTTGCCTTCGTCAAGGATGTAATAACTTAAATCCTCTAACGGAATAAAAAGTCCCCGTTTCCGAGGACTTCCTATTGCAAGTTCAACCCAATTCACACCTAAAAATTAGATTGTGACCATGGTTCTGAATTTGTGTTGTCGTGTGCTTTAACAACTTCTCCAGCAACATGCTCTTTAATGTAACCTTTTCCTTTCATAAAGTTGACATAGCCTTCCAATTCAGTCTTTCCGTCTTCATCGTTACGATAAATACGTCCAGCACATTCATTAAAGGCTTTACCTTCTCTCTGATTGAACTTTTCATAGATGTAAATAAGGTTATTCATCTGTGGCTCTTCAGGAGCTTGAGGAGAATACTTATCATTAAGATATACAGCGATATCAGGTATAGGTCTGTCATTTATTTCCCAATCACCCACTGCATTTACCCCAGCTTCATCGCCTAAGACTTCCATAAGATTATATATCTTCCTTAGAAGAGTGTTATCTTTGATAGTGCCATTAGGATTCTTGTCAAAAGAACCTGCGATTTTAAAGTCCTGAGGATATTTGCTATTCTCTAACTTTAGATTCACTTTTAAATACATCGGTGCCCAATCATAGGTACCAGATTTATCTTCAAATGAATCTATTCCACAAACTTGATAGCCAAGCCAACTTGCCCCACTTGTTGTTGCTTCTGGTTTAAACAGTGGCATTAACTTTCTCCTTTTCTTTTGTGTTGTAGTTTAGTATTTCTTCCTTTATTGTTTCGTAATTGAAACGTAAGGTTTTATTTGCAAGAGGTTTAAGCCTACTTCCAACAGTTCGCTCATCATAAGACAAAAATGATATCCATTTGTCATCTGAATCTTTAGTACCAGTTGTATAACCAATAACATCTGCTTTTGCTGTTAGTGCATAGCCTAATCCCCTTGGTAAGTCAGGTGATAACTGCACCTTTCCATCATTGATAGCAGATTGCTTAGAATGACTTATAATAATAAGATTCCCACCTTTCTGCTTAATCAAATTTTGAAATTGTTTAATTATATCAAGGTGTTTTCTACGAGCCTTACCCCAATCTGCTCCCCACTGTCCTTGACCCATAACATCAATACCGAGTTCGTCCGTAACAATATCTTCAATCCACTTGTTAACTTCGTCTACTGTATCAATAACTATGGTATCATATGGCAAAGAATCCCAGTTGTTCTTCAATTCAAGAAAAACTTCTATTAATGAAATTGCTTCACAAGGCTGACCTTTCTTGTCGCCACTTCGATGATATAATCCACGTTCAATATTGGGGATTACTTCATACTTGGTGTTACCTTTTTTATCTTTGACTTCTATGCCATCTAACATTACTTTACGATAAGGGGGGTTTAATGATGTACAAAATACTACATTAGCCTTATCAACAAAGTCTCCACCCAAATCAGTGTCTATAAGTAAGACACCATCTGAGCCTTTTTCACTCCACGAAGCTGAATTAGTAGACTTGCCCGATTTGGGCTGACCAATAAAATAATAGGTCAACCCAGCAGGCATACTTTTCCAGTCGGTGGAGATTTTATGAACAGGTAAGCTCATATTTTATCTCCTTCGTTGTTAATTTTAGGGATTACTAAGGTTTGTTTATCTACCGAGAGAGGCGATAATCCAGCCCAAATATATGAAAAATAAGGACGATTTGCAACCAGTTTAAACACCTTACCCATACCTAAACTTGCTACCAAAGAGGCAGTAAATATAGTATGTTTAGCGGTGCAAGGTTCAGCAATATCAGTACTTGGAGGATTCCATGTGTCTATGAAATCATCATTCTCTTTCGTTACTGTTATCACTTCCATTGACAATGCTCCCATACGCATATCAATCAACCATTCACGGTTCTTCATCCCAAGCCAAGTCCTATAAACATCAAGTCTTGTATCCATATTATCTGGTCCCATCATTACACATGGCTCCAGTTCTTTTCCCATTTCAAAGCGTTCTTCTTTAAAATCACCATCCGAACCATATTCATTAGCCGTATGGAGTGCACATTCTGCCTTACTTAAACCAAGATACTTTATTGGGTAAGATGTTGTAGACAAATTATGTTCAGAAAGCTTATCATGGTCATATCCATGTATGAAATTAAAACCCATTAGTGAACAAAGCTGGACAAGGGAGGAACCAATCCCCCCTAATCCAATTATAGAAACAGATTCTAATTTTTCCTGAGGTATTAAGTCAGAATTTCTTAAAAATCTATTTTCCATTACTAAGTTCTCCATGTTCTTTAACGTCAATTTGGTTAATATTGAAATAATGCCATGGCTCAAGACCCATTTTGTTCATTTCAATCTTAAAATGATACCAATTAATAGTTCCTAATTGGAATTCTTCCCCAATCGCCATTACTTCTTCCACTTCTGCTTTTGTTAAAGACTCTACTATTGCTATTGCATCTTCTTCAAAACCATAAGACATGCCAGAACCATAACCTACTCCATAAGGCGTGTCGTATTCGGTTGAAAGCGCTGGATTGGGTTTTGCTAAAGGGAGATTAGTCTGGTTTTTATCAACAACCGAAGTTATCGGAGTATGAACTTTACCATAACCATTCAAAGAATTGTGTCCACCCCAACTAAAAGTAGTCTTGGCTTCTTTTTCAATCTTCTCAGCAATCTCCTTCCATTCTGGTACTACTTTTACACCATTAGCTACAATGATATCTTCTTTATCCAGCTTATAGAGTGATTTCTTCTTGTATTGGTCGAGATAAGAAAACGCAAAAGCATATTTCTCCTTTGTACTCGCTACTACTAAACTACAGTAAAAGTTTTCTTCAGGAGCCATGTCTTCTAATGTCCCTTCATCTGTTCCACTAAAGAATGCACCCATAGTATGATGTGAATGAATTAATCCTATGCAACATTTCTTCAATTTAGGATGCTTTTGATAAGACTCTCTTATTATTTTAGCAAAGTCTTGTGCGTCCCAATCTGTAGCCGTTCCATGACCTAAATCCAATGGATGAAAATGAAGAAGGCTAAAAGTCGTTGGAAAACCATCTTCATCTTTGTTAATTTGATACCATGCTGGTCCAGACCATTCCTTAGAAGGAAACTCGCCCAGAAAGTACTGTATCTTGTTGTTTATCGTTTTTGAAAGTGTCAATATCACCTTGTATCTCCTTTATGTAATGTGTTAAACTTGCTACTTTGTTTTCTCCACATGCTATTTTGCATGCAGACATTGCTGATTCAATCCATTCTATGTTATATGCGTCTGGACCTAAAGGATTATCCCCTTCAGCCTTATCTTCATTGTAACCTTGAAACATTTCATCCCATTCTTCTACTGAACGTGGAAAAATTGTTTCCCATAGTCGAGTCATTATTTCAAATTTACAAGCATCTACCAAATAACCATCGTTCCTTTCATGGTACCTTTTTCTTACTTCAGTAATGATAGTATGAAGTAAATAACCATCGGTTTCTGTTAGCATTTTAAAGAACGCTATGCGGAATCGAGTTGCAGGATGGTAATTGTCTTTATGGTGAGGATATCGGCTTGGTTCAGGATATAGAAAAGAAGCAAAAGCATTTCTGTATCTTTTCATTTTACCTAAAACCCATTGCATAGTCTGTCTACCATCTTTTCGTGTAGAACGTTTGATATCAGAATGACTTTCATGATACATAGTTATATCCGAATCTAATTCTGCAATTCTGTAACCATACTCTTCCCAACCTCTGTTGCAAAGTAAATCCATTCTTTTTGCAAGAGCCATATATTTAGCGGCACCTTCAAAAGTAATAGATTTTTCTCCATTTACAGCATCGAAAGTCCCATAAGTAGCCCTTCCACGAGAATTAAAACATTGCATAGCACGATTGCATAGATATAAAGTTGAAAAGCATACCTTTAAAATAAAAATAAGGTCTGTTTCCGTTTTACATTTTTCTGCTAACATTGGTAGAATCTCTCTAAATTCTTCAAATTCAGTAGTACTACCCACCATGTGTCCCAATTTATCCATCTGTACGCCTGATAAGATTATTTTATTATTCAAATCTTTCAAGGGCTTAAACCGATTCATGTTAAAGTAGGCTGAGTGTCTGTTCCAAGTAAAGAGAAAACTCTTTATTAATGTAAAATACTGTAGAACATTGCCCTGTGCCGCACTCTTATACATCATGTTATCGAATGCTCCTAAACATGGTTCTGTATTAGTTATATGAGGATGACGAGCATCTCTCCACCATAAATCTGGTTTTGTTTTTGCTCTGTCAGGATTAACATAACCAAAATGATTTAATTCAAGATTCTCAAATCGTAATCGGGGGACACAGCTTGAGTCACTACCTTTTGTTAATATGCAATAAATAGTTCCAAAATTCTGGACACTTGTTCCCCTTAACTTCACATTGTCAAATTGTATTATCATATATGACCTTGATATAGGATGAGGGTAGTTTGGATTAAAATACTTACCATTATTTGAATCACCACTAACTTTCCAGTGAACAATATTGAAATGTTTAGTAATCAATTCAAACTCTTGCATACGTTTGGTTCCATCAAGTGTCTTGAAAGATGGAAAGCATTCTAAGAATACTCGTAATAATTTTGCTTTTGAAAGCACTACTGGTGAATCACGAGCATCTTGGTTTACTCCGTAATTACCCATATGAAGAGGATTCCAATGTTCCATCGGACTCTTCTTAAACACCTGTTTTAAATTCATAATTCACTCCTGTGATATATCAAACAAGCCCCTTAACTAACTGCCAAGTCTTCCAGACTAATTAAATTAGTTTGAAATTAGTTTCAGAGGCTCATTTGATTGGTTCGTCTCTTACGAGACTGATTTAAAAACTATGCACCTTTTGCAAGGTTTACAGCTTTTCCTGAAAGTACAACATCAATAGATGTCGCACCCGACTCCACTTTGGACTTCTGGAAAGAGACATAATCTCCATCCCGAAGGTCTTGTGTGGCGGTGGCTTCGCTTTCATTCACGAAGATTTTAACGCCATCCAAGGACAAGTCCCAAGTTTGAGCAATGGATGCCGGTGTATTCGACTCCATTTCATGCACCGTACCACCTGAATGATACGATATTGCAAAGATATTAGCCATGGACTAACTCCTTAACTCTTCAGGGTTTCGTGGTTATCCCGTATCGTTAACCATTTCTCTACTGAACCCTGATTGTCAGTAGTATGGTTTTTAGTGCGTATAATAACGAACTTAGACACAGGTCTTTTTTTCCGACAGATAGCTAATATAAAATCAGCACTTCTTTGAGTAGAATAGATGCCTATTAACATCTTCTGTCCTTTGAATTTCTCACATAACATCCAATTCACCAGTCTATCTCACTGTCGAGATTTTCATCTAACTCTATAGCCTTGTGAAAATAAGGAGTCATTCTAAGAAGACCGTTTAATTCAACGGATTTTTCTCGGTAAAACTCCAGTTTATTTAAGATGTGTACATGCTCTCTTAGCAGGAAAACATAACCTATTAAGAGTACTACAATGATGTATATCTCCATGACATACTCCTTGTGTTGTTAAGAAAATCTTTGTGGGTAGTCAGACTAACCACTTGAAATATAAAAATGCTGACCTACTGATTTTCACAGCTCTTACTTGTAGTATATCTACTATGGCAAAAGCCAGCATTTTTGATCGGTTTAATAAAGAGAGGTCTGACCTTTTTCACAAGTCTAATGCACATATCTTGCTACTCTATTATCAAACTGGGTAAAGGTTTTCAGGAATCAGAATCCGGCTTTCCGGCTACTTTAAAAAGAGCCATGTCACGCAGTCGGTATATTACTGCTGGCTTTACCCAATTCCTGAAAGTAGGATAGTATTTCTACTGTTCCTATGTAACAGACAAGTGCAGAGGGAATCTATTGATTGTCGTGCTGATTATCCGTTACATTACATTTTTCACATTCTAATCTTTCCAATCCAATAGTAGGAAAGTCTTCATAATACATGACGGGATGACCCAGTGTGTAGTCTATTTCCCATACAAGATTACATGTCTTGCAATACTTCAAGCGTTTGGATACACCTTTATTCTTTTCCTTATCCATGCTCTTACGGCTATCCCCACCAAGAAATTGTTCATATCTCATTTCTCAAACTCCAATGATTGCTCTATTTGTGCATCAGCTACTTCATCAATTTCACGCTCTATTTGTTGAGCACGAGAGACCATTTCTTCAAGTGTAACACCTGTCTTAATGAAATACTCAGTGGTGCTAACACCGAGTACATCATCCAGATATTCACGAATTTCATCAATATTAATTCGTTTCTGAGACCTATTCCAGTCTACCATTCTAATTCAGGCTCATCTACTATTTCAAGCAGACCTTCTTCAAGAAAAGCATCCATATCCCTGTCAAACTCATACTTTCTACGAGCCGTTCTTCTTTGACGGGCATTACCTGTAAACTTAGGCATAGTGACCGCTTTGCTATCAACAGAAATTACTGATACTTTCGTTGGGACATATTTCAGTACCAACCTTTTTACTAAATTAAGGATGTATTTCAACATTCTTATTCTCCTTCTATTTGTATGCGAAGTTTATGTTCCGCACGGGTTCTTGAGTAATTAGTAGTCCAAATAGCATGAACAACACTGTTCACCATAAATGTCCACCAATAATGTTTAATCATTCTATCATTAGGTACTACCTTACGCACACTAATTAAAGAATATTTCATCGTTAACCTGTTCCTTTGGAGTCATAACCAAAGATACCGATTGGACTGGCGTTCTTTATAAGCAACATTACTTGCTCACCAGCCAACCGACATCTTAACCACATTTATCATCCCATAGATTGTATGTTATGTTAATTTCGCATGGATGTATTACTCCTGTTATTAACCACTAAAAAAGATATAACAACACTAACGGATAATGCTTGCGCATGAGTTCCGTGTAATAAAATAACCCCTACCCAACCCACCCATGAATAAACATAGGCAGGTTAGTGTAGGAAGATTAGACAGTCTTATGCTGTAGCGACTTTGTCAGTTTTGGCGTGTTCAACCAATACGATGTCCAAAGCATTCGCAAGTCCTTTAGATGTAGAACTGATAGTCCCAGAATCCTGTTGGAACTTCACGCTTGTCATCTTATGGCGTTCGAACCTTCCAGTCTTTTTAGAGTCGTAGCCTGTTACATCTTTCTCGGTTACAGAGAGAGTATAACTGCATACATGACCAGAAGGTAACGTTACAACCCAATTATAGACTTTATCAGCCATGTTAAGCTTAAACCATTCGAATACGGACATCTCTACTCCTTCTTCATCTTTGATGACAGAGTCGATATTGAGTATAGAGAAGTAGGTCATACCCCACTCATTTATACCTGAACGCAGTTGAATGTCTATACCTAATACGGTGCAGATAGACATAAGATTGTCAATTAGTGCTTGTTTCATTTATTCACTCCTTAAGTGATTATGGTTATTAGCAATCTCATCATTATATGATACCACATAACAACGAGAGATAGGCAGGGGCTGTGGTGTTGCAAGAGTAACCCCAAGATTTTAACCGAGCAAACGGGATTTCAACGTAAACAGATAGGCGGAAGGGTAAAATCGGGGGGTACTCGCAACTTGTATATCATGCTCCCCCACTATATAGTATTTTTTTGAAAATGGGCTATCCAGTCGCCATATTACAAGGTATTTCTCGGTTATAATCGCCAAATAACATACTTTTTGAGGGAGTATACCTTTCTTTGAGGATGAAGTATTCTAGCCTAATGTGCACCTGTTGGAAAAAAAGTCTTGACTTGCGGTGTCTATGTATAGTACTATAGAGCTCGTTATGGAGCTGTAATACTAACAATTAACCATCAAGTTTTCCTTTCTTAATAAGAGCTCTACCCCTGTATAATTTTAATTTTTTTCTATATTGACAAACACCTATTTTCAGCAGTACATTACACCAACTGGAGACATTGATTTTCAGCTACTCTACAAAGAGATGGAGGGAATGGTTGGATTTGAAGCCAAAAGAAGAAGGGAATCACTATACAAGTCCGTAAAAGACTATCATAGTCAACTTTCGGAAACGCCGGACCGCTTAGGTCATAAATAGTGGTCATACTTATTCCTAAAATTCGCTATCTTACTGCATACACTCGGTACCGAGGTAGGGTTACAAAGAGTAATACATGGAGAAAGTTCCCAAAAGTGGGAACAAATCCCAAAGACGCATCGGTGTCTTGTCAATACATGCTATGGAGTAGATAATGCCTAGATTCGGCAAAAGAAGTAGAGATAGACTGAAGGGAGTAGATATGAGACTGTATAATGTTCTCTCTACTGTTGTAAAATATTTCGATATAACTGTTATAGAGGGTGTACGCTCTCAAGAAAGACAGAATAAGTTAGTTGCTGATGGTAAGTCAAAGACTAAATTTGGTAAACATGTGCAGGGTTTGGCTGTGGATATTGCTCCATACCCTATAGACTGGGAATCTAGGGATGATTTTCACTATTTAGGTGGATTCGTACTAGGTATAGCCGCTTCACAGGGTGTTGATGTAAGATGGGGAGGAGACTGGAATGGTTCAAGCCTTAAAGAGAGTGCTAGAACAACTAAGGACAATAATTTTGATGATTTGGTACATTTTGAGATTAATGAGTGAGCTATTTGGATTGAGATGCCGTATATTCTTTAAAAGACACTTCTATGTTTAATTTGATGCAAATACTGGGTAACACCAAAAAGGATAACTCTAAATGGAATTCTACTGGTGCTGATTTTGCTGGTGAATTAGGGGTAAAGGTTAGAGAGAGTCCGAATTGGCTATCTAGAGGTAGACCATTTACTCTTGGTAATAATATTTTTATGCCAAAAAATTATGAGAATCCGAATGATGATAGGGATTCTAATGTTGACTGGGTTGTGAATGAAGAATTGCCCCATGTTACACAGTTTAGAAATGAAGGTGTACCCGGATTTTTTGCTAAACATGCTAAAGACTTATTTAAGCATGGTGCAGGAGAACAGAGCTACTATGAGAAAGGTAACCATGAATCGTTTCATTTTGCAGACCCAGATGAAAGAAATGACCTTATGTCTCAGTTAGAACCTGCTCAACATGATAATTTATTTGATTATGCTAAGAATATGTTTAGTAAAAAACCTATTGATAAACTGGCTAATACAGGGAAGATTGACGATATAGGCTAAATTGTGTATCAGATACCGATAAACCATAAGACTGGTAAAATATTTTATAGTATTTATACTAAGGGCGAGGCTGATAAGCAGGGTATAGACTATAAGCATTGGAAAGAAGTTAATCAGGGAGAATATGCCTTAAGTGACGATGAAGTCGTTGCCCTAGTCATTAAGAAGACATCGTATCCACATGAGAAGACGAGTGGGAAAAGTATCTATCTAAGGTTCCCTTGGGGGTATTTTATGTATCAACCCCACTACACAACAACAAAATTACTAGCTGAAGGCAGAAAGACACCACATACAATGTCAGGGAAGTCCCAGTTAGAAGTGAGGTCTGGGCAGAACAAGATGAAGAATCTTGCAATGGCTTATGCTCAGACAATGGACTTTAATTTATCAATAGACATGGCGTTGGGTTCAACAACCCCCAGAGAGCATAGAAAGTGGAAACGCCATATGAAAAGTGAGGTTTTTAAAGGAATGGTACGGACTGAATTAGAAGCACTTTTGTCAGACACAGGTAAGGGAAAGGACTATACATTAGACTTACTTGAGAAGGCAATACAGATGGCTATAGAAAAAAAAGATGTTACCAATTTAATGAGGGCAACTGAAAAATTAATGGACCTTCATGGCATGAACGAGAAGACTAAGACGGTCACTACTCATCAAATAGAGGCAGTACAGACAAAAAAGTTATTAGATGAAATTAATGTTGAACAAAATAGAATCTCAGCAAAAGAGGTAGTGGAGAAGGAAGGCGATGGATTATGAAGCCAACTATGAGGCGTCTCAAGCTCTAAAGAAACTCAAGACTAATCTTGGATTATTTGGGAAAATTTGCTTCCCTACAGCTATAAAGGCTGAAGTACCACCATTTCACACTGAGGTTTATAGGGAATTACGCAATGATAAGCAAAAGAGAGTTCTTATTGCATCACCAAGGGGGACAGCTAAGAGTACTGTCGCTTCCTTAGTACTCCCATTATATCGTGTTGCATTCAAACCATCAGACAAAGACTTGTTTATTGTTATCATATCCGAGTCACAAACGCAAAGCATTAATTTTCTTTCGAGGATTAAATACCATCTCCAACATTCGGATAATTTCAGAAGACTCTTCGGAGACATGGGTCCTAATACAGCCAAGAGATGGACTGGGAATGATATCGTTCTTGGGAATGGTAGCAGAATCATAGCCGTTGGGACAGGTCAAAGAGTTCGTGGTTTTCTGGAGGGCGATACTCGTCCTAATCTTATTATTGTTGATGATTTCGAGTCTGAACTAAATGCCTTTACAGCAGAGGCTCGTGCTAAAAATAGAAAATGGGTGACTGAAGCTGTTATTCCTTCATTATCAGATGATGGTAGAATAGTAATGATAGGGACAGTAATATCTGAAGATTGTTTTTTATATTGGGCGAAAGAGTCGCCTTCTTGGAAAGTCCTTTGGTACGCGATAATGGACGAAAATGGAGATAGTATTTGGAAAGAAAGATTTCCAATGACGAGAATTCACGCTATAAAGAAAGAATTTGAAAGTGTAGGAAACGCTAACGGGTTCTATCAGGAGTACATGAATGAAGCTCAATCGCCAGACAATGCGCCTTTTAAGCCAGAATATATTAGATTACACCATTACGAATATGAGAGGATTAATGGGCAGAATTGTCTCGTCAGGACGAAGGGTGCAGATAAAGAGATTCTCCCCGTTGAGCTTTACTGTGGAATTGACCCTGCTTCTTCTCTCTCAGCTCGTGCTGACTTCTTTGTCATTGCTACTATCGGTGTTGACTGCGATGGCAATAAGTATATTGTGGACCTATACCGAGCTAAAATCAGTCCTGCACTACAGCCAGATAAAGTTATTGAGATTTATAAAAAGTTTAGACCCAAGAGAATGAAGGTTGAAACAGTTGCTTATCAAGAAGCGCTCAGGGCGGCTGTAAGAAAGCAGATGATTGAAGAAGATTTATATATCCCCGGTCTTGAGAAGGGTGTCAAACCAAGAAGTAGAAAGAGTGAAAGGCTCATATCGCTTGTTCCTATGTTAGCAAAGGGACAGTTTTTCTTTAGACCACAGGATTTAGTCGCCCAGCAAGAATTTTTATCCTACCCAAAGGGTAAGAACGATGATATAATGGACGCTGTCTACATGGCACTTGATGGGCATTATGTTTGTAAAATAAAACCCAAAGACTTTGACCCTGAAAGAATTCAATTAAAAGTACAAAAACCCCTTGACTGGTTAACCCTTTAGGAAGTAAGTTCACTTCGATGGAGTACACCCAACAGTCCGACGAGGACAAAAAACTCGTAGATGAAACTCAAGACCTATGGAGAACTTACTCCAATAAAAGGGAAACTTGGGCTACACATGCACAGGAAGACCGTGAATTCAGACTTGGAAAGCAATGGTCATCAGAACAAAGAAAAGTCTTAGAGTCTCGTGGTCAAGCTCCTATTGTAGTAAATAGAATTCATCCAGCCGTTGAAGCGGCTAAAGCTATGTTGACGAGCAATCGTCCTTCATTTAGAGTATCACCGAGAGAGGATAGCGACAATAAAGTCGCCCAAGCTCTAAATGGCGTTATAGATTATATCTGGCAGAATAGTGATGGCGATACAGTAATGAGAAATATCGTTGACGACTATTATGTGACAGGGATGGGGGTAGGACTAACTTATATTGACCCGGAAGCGGACGATGGAAAAGGTGAAGTTCTTATTCGGGATATTGACCCATTAGACGTTTATATTGACCCTAATAGCCGTCATAGAATGGTAGATGATGCAGAAAATATAATGATATCTCGTTTATATACTAAGGCACAGGCTTTACGGATGTATCCAAGGTATCAAGAAGCTATAAAGAATGCAGAGTCTGATATGCATTCTGATAGACCCATCACTACTAGGGAAGATAGAGGAGAAGCTATATTCCCAGAAGACATCGAAACCAAGACACAATCCACTTTTGGGGTAGATGACGAATATATTAGGGGTTATGAAAGATATATGAAGGTTAAGGTTCGGATGTTACGGACTCATGAGAGATGGTCGAAGAGAGAAGATATTATAGAAGACAAGCAAATTGATGCTTGGTATCAGAAAAAGGCATGGCTTATTAATGGGGAACCAACTACGAGTGAAGAGAATGCTCAGGCGGCTCATCAGAAGAATTCTCAGCAATATAATAACCAAGTTCAGCAAATAGTTGACCAGCAGATGAAGCAGATGGAGATGATGAAAGAAGAGTTGGGTGTACAACTTCTTGAACGTGAATCTTCTATGTCTGAAGCTGTTGAAATGGGGGACATGCTTCCCGAGCGATATGACTTAGAGCTTCAAAAAGCAAAACAAGCTACTGATACTCAGGTCGAACAGGCAGAGATGCAGTTTAAGCAACAATTAGACTCATTAAAACCTCCCACAATTCAGGAGGTTAACTATGCTGAACTGGTTCAAATGGGGTTTATAGAAGTTGTTGAGATACAGAATCAACGTATAAGGCAATGTGTTATTATGGGTAACACCTATTTATACTCTAGAATATTGCCCACTAAAAATTATCCGATTGTTTTCTTTATGAATTTACATAATCGCACACCATATCCAGTATCAGACGTAAGAATGGTCAAGGATATGCAGGAATATATTAATAAGACACGCTCACTAATTATTGCTCATGCTACAACGAGTACTAATACCAAGATATTGGTTCCTACGGGCAGTGTAGACATGAGAGAATTTGAACAGAAATGGGCTCAACCGGGGGTTGCTATAGAGGTAGATATGGACCAAGGCGCTCCACAACCAGTTCAGCCTACCCCCTTGCCCAATGAACTTTATCAGAATGAGAACTCTGCTAAACAGGACATTGACCATCAGCTAGGGTTATATGAAATGATGCAGGGAAATTCAGCGGCGGCACCCCAGACTTACAAGGCTACAGTTGCACTTGATGAATTTGGGCAACGTAAGATGAAAAGCAAGTTAATGGACATAGAAGCTGGCTTACGAAGAATGGCTCAGGTAGTTATTCCTTTTGTGCAGGAGTTGTATCACGCAGAGAAGCTTATTCGTATCATCCAGCCTAATAATGCTATGTCTGAATACATGATAAATAAAAGAATGTATGACGATAAATCTGGTGAAATAGAGATTTTGAATGATGTGACACTGGGTAAATATGATGTTGTAGTTGTGACTGGAAGTACATTGCCATCTAATAGGTATGCTCAGTTAGAAATGTACATGGATGCTTTTAAGAATGGAATTATAGACAGACAGGAAGTCTTAAAGAAGACAGAGATTTTCGATATAGAAGGTGTTATGCAGAGAACCGATACTATTGCACAGTTACAACAACAGTTAGAACAGTCTCAATCACAGATTAAAGAATTAAAAGGTGACCTTCAGACCAGAGAACGTGAAGTATATCACGCTAAACAGAAGGCAGAATTAGAAAAATTTAAGGGCGACTTAGATAAAACGTCGAATAAGGCTAACGCATCGGCGACAGTATTTGAGAAACGTCTTGGTGACGCTACCAGTCAAATAGCGGGAGAAGTCCGAAGGGCTTCCAAAGAAACAAACGATACTTCTTCGACTGGGAAGAACTCAAACTAGGAGAATAAAATGGCTGAACAACAGGAAACTCAAGGAATTGACTCCAGTATTGATAATGCTATTTTCGGAACAGGCAACACAGTAGAAGATAAGGCGTTTGCACAACCAGAGGCTCCCCAAGAGGGACAACCCACTGTGGCAACGACTGTCGAGGCGGTGGCAGAAAAGATAGGACCGATTGACCAAATTGATAATGAACAAGTTCGTTATAATTATTGGCAATCGCAGGCGGATAAGTCTAGTAATGAGTTAGTTGAGACAAAGGCTAAGAATGATGAGTTACAGCAACAGCTGATAAGTGCTCTTCAGACTAACCAAGGACAACCAGTTGCTCAAGAAGAGACCCAATCTGCTGAACCCGAATTTCCACCACCCCCTGAAAAACCTGTAAAACCAAGGGAGTTCAGTAGAGAAGATGCATTCCAAGACCCCACTTCAGATAGTGCACGGTATATGGATAATGTAGATGATTGGCGAGACAATATGGATGACTATAATAGGTTATATGTCGAATATCAGTCAGCTGTAGTCCAAGCAGAACGTGAGGATATGCAGAAGATAGATAGCGATAAGCTGGCAGAACGCAAGCGAACTGATGATGTAAAGAGGCAGATAGGCGAGGTGGGAAACTACCTTTCAGAGAAGCATCAGGTAACATCTGAGCAAGTGAATGATTTTGTTAGTAAAATGTCAGACCCAAACAATCTTACTATTGACAACCTTTGGAGACTATACCAGTTGGAATATGGGCAAACAGGCACTCCAAACGCAGTAAATCAGGCACCCGGAAGACCACAAGGTGGACCGAGTCCTGAATTTCAGCAAGCAAAGAGAGCCCAGAGTGTTCCAAGTCCAATGGGTGTTATGCCGTCGAGCAATGAGGCTACTAATCAAAGTAGCGCTGACAGCATAATGGATGACATGATTGGGGACCTTAATAAGAGGAATCCTTTCTAAACGTAAACTAATGAGGATTCAAAATGGCAACACAATATAGTATCACCCCCGGTGTAGAACCGCAGGGTGTATCTGTAAATGATAACCGCCGATTATTTGATTTCGGTGAGCGAGTTGCAGAACTCGCACCACAACAGTCTCCTTTTTTTACTTACCTGTCAAAAGTCGCAAAGCAATCTACTGATGACCCTGTATTTAAGTTTCTTGAACAGCGTCATCAATGGCAACGGCGAAATGTTATTGTTAAGACCGCAATTAGTGGGACTAACATGGCAAAAGCAGTCGGAGCCGCTTTAGGTGCGCCTTTAGTTTTGCAAGCTCAGTATGACAAGTATGGTAGAATAGGAAACACCTACAATGATGCCGCAGATTTCGTTTTGCCGGGGCAAGTTCTTGCTCTTAAGCAAACAAATGGCGACATTGTTCATGTTAAAATCGCAAACGATGCAACGATTACGCATGTTGCGGCTATTCAAACTGGTGCAAGTGCGGCAGTAGGTACAACAACTATTCCAGCGGCAGACTGTACTATACAAGGGACCGCAACTGCGGCTTCTAGTATTTTACCAGCCGACGCTAAGGGACAAGTAGTTGGTAGTGCATGGGCTGAAGGTTCAGCAGACCCTGAAGGTTTTAGAGATGAACTCTATGACCGTGAAGGGTATTGTCAGATTTTCAAAACTGCAATTCCAATGTTCTCTGGTACTTCTTTAGCAACACGCTATCGTGGTAAAGCTGACGAGTATAAACGGGTATGGCAGGAAAAGTTAATGGAACACAAGATGGATTTAGAACACGCTTTCCTTTTTGGAAAGGGTACTTCTGATGAATCCGCTACTGGTGCACCATTACGCTATTCTTGGGGTATCCTTCCTTATACGGAAGCTTACGGGAAAGTGTATAACATGGCTTATGCTTCATCTGGATATGATGCATTCATGGACGCAATGGAAGATTTCTTTGCTCCTGAAAGCGGAAATAGTGGTTCCAAGCTTGTGCTTGCTTCTCGTAAGGTTATTTCTTACTTGAATAAGCTAGGCGCTGGTTCCTTCCTGAATAACAGCGTAGGTTCTTCTCAGTATAGACTTGATGTAAACTCGGTACCCGGAAATTTCGGTCACCAAGTTACACGAGTTAATACCGTATTTGGTGATTTGCACTTTGTTGCAGACCCACTACTTCGTGGTATTTGGGAAGATTACTCAGTTTGTATTGACATGAGTAATGTTAAATACAGACCATTAGTTGGAAATGGTGTATCTCGTGATACTCATATCATAACTAATGTTCAAGCTAATGATATTGATGGACGGAAAGATATCGTCATGACCGAAGCTGGTCTAGAGATTGACCTTCCTGAAACTCACGCAATCATTAAATGGTCTTAAGGGGGTAGGATATGGCAATAACATATGCGGCTTCTGGTGAATGGACTAAGATGAGTGAAACGGTGACGGTTGTCGATGCAGACGGCAGTCATGAAAGCTCGGCTTTTCCAACATCTGGTGTAGAAACAGCTCAGGCTGAAGAAGAAACGGGATTAGTTGCCAAGTGGCAATATACTGCCGCTGATTCACCAATCACCATAGGTGGCGTTGGTGCCGACCCTAATGGACGTACTTTACCAAGCCAATCGTGGACAGATTTAGAACTGCCTGCGGCGGCATCTGGCTCGCTTGAAAAGGTGTATATTCCTGCTAACGCTAATTACATTCGTTGTCACTATACAGTGACAGCTTCTACGTATGGCGGTGACTTAGGTCATGTAGTGGATGTTTACACTAACGCAAGAAAATCAGATATTGGTTTTAGTATCTCTGGCTTAGGGGCTGACCCTTCGTAAGAACATAATGATGTTAATGGAGCTTGACTTTGGTTGGGCTCCATTAATTTAACTTTAAAAGGATAGATTATGCCGTTAATTACAAAACACATGTCAGGGACATTTGGGATAAAGGTCGCAAAGGTAACTGCTAGTGGAAATATAAAAACTTCTGTAGGAGTTGTCCATGGTTTGGTTGTAGTGAAGGGAGATGTCTCTCTACATGAAGGAACCGTTGGTGCAGATAATTCAGGAAGTGATATTATCCAGTTACAAGCTGGTGCAAGTGCTGGAGATGGTACTTCAGCTTATACCCTTCCAAAACCTTATAGTTTTGGTCAATATGGTTGCTATGCTAATGTAACTGGTGCAACAGTTGCTTATGTTTATTATGAGTAAGGGGATGGTTTACTCAAGTTCACCCGGAAAACCATTTGAGGGTGTAGAGGTAGATACTCGTAAGAAAAGAAACTTGAAGAAAAAGAAGAAATAGGTAATGGCTTCCTTCTCTGCACAGATAGGATATCTTGCTGGTAGTACTTCGGGTAAAACTACTGAAGTAGCTCAATATCTTAAAGAAGGTCTTGAAGATGTTATAGCTAAGGTATCTAAGCTAAAGCCTAATGAGATGCCACTTTTTGCTAAAGAAATTGGTATAAATAATGATGGTCACGCCCTTGGAGACAATGGTATTATACTGGATGTACAGGTAAATGGTACTATGGCTAATCATATAAAAGCCAAACATAGATATGACGTATTGGATACTGCAAGTATGTATTTTGCTAATTCTTTTTCACCTGTATTTTGGGTATTAAATGGGAGACTATATATAGCTCCTTATGCAGAGCAAGCGAGTGCCGCCCCATCAGATTCTGAAGTAGATGGCATATCGTATTCACTTGCTGGTGGAGGTGCTAAAGATAAGAGCGCTACTACATCAAAGACTGTTACTTCAGCAGGGAAAACAACGAGTAAGAAAGCCGACGGACCAGTGAGCTAATATGGCAACACATTACTATAGATACACTTATTCGAACCTTGCTGGGGATGAAACTGGACCATCTAAGCAATCAAGTATGAGTGATAGTGGGACAGGAGTTGATATAAATATTGATAATGTTCCCAGAAACGAGTTGCTAAATATAGCCAAAAGAAGTGTATATAGAAGTAGTGTTACAACAGATAGTTCTACTCCTGCTACATCTACATATAAAAAGGTGGTTGATGTCACTGGAAACGAGTATAAAAATATTACTGACCCAATAGATAGTATCACTAGTAATGCGGCGATGCCAACAGCAACAAATTACATAGGAGTTTCATCAGCTCTATTAAGTATAGTCTCACCGGGAACTATAAATGATAGCTCCGCAACAATTTCAGAATGTCCCACTAGTTATTATAGGGCTGTTATTTTATTTGCTTCTATTAGACTTATACAGAATAAATTAACTTCATATTGGGTAGATACTGATGTGGACAATGCAATAGGCGCTATTAAGACTTCTATCGCTAGAGTTCAGAGTGAAATATTTGATACTACAAAAAATTATGATACAACTAATAAGTATTTTAAGGAAGTAAGTGATGCTCTAGATAAGGCTAAAGCACTTGTTGATGAGACATCTATGGGTGGAGATACTGAACCAGAGTCTGCTCAGTTTCATTTAAAGGAAGAAGACCCTGAATTAGTTCAATCTACTTTATCGGTTGCATCCCAAGAACTAAATAGAGCCAATACATGGCTTGCTCAATATTCTTCTATGGGTAGTCAGTTTCTAGCTGAAGCACAGGCTCATATACAGGAAGTTCAGTCAAGAATGGGTAAGAGTGCTCAAGAATATCAATGGTTACAGACTCAATTAGGAATGTGTAAACAAGAATATATGGACTTTTTTGGAACAGGAGTGGCACCGACTAATGAAACTTAGAGATATGGTAGAAATAATTCAGCAACATCATCCTAGTCTTGGAGTTGTTGAGTGTATGCACCTTTTAAATAGAGCTCAAGATGAGTTTTCATCAAGGACAAACTTACTTGATTCAGCTGATAAATTTGATATTGTAGCAGGTCAGCGTGGTTATAAGCTATCAGACCATATTCTTGAAATAAAGAGTGTGGACTATAATGGTGAGGACATACCACATCTAACTGGCAGACCACCAACTAGGGACTTAACGTGATATGGCAAAGCGTAAACTTGCTGAAATTTTGTGGAGTGCTATGCACAAGACACGGCAATTTGACCATCCTGCTATCAAGCAAGCAAAGGCTTTAATAAAGGATGCTGACACTCCTAAGAAAACGAAAATGGCAACATCGTATTATTATAAGATGCTCCATAGGTACGATAGAACTATATATGATGAATTAATGAGAAATAATCCAAAAAAACTAAAACACTATAGTAAGAAATTCGGTGGGAAGAGAACAGGTTCTTTAGACCGAAGGGGCTACGATAGGAAAAATACTGGCAGACGACCAGAGGATAAAGGATGGGACTAGTATGACATTTGAATTTGCAAAGAAAGTGTTAAAAATGAGTGTAGCAGGATTAAAATCTGTAGCGGCACAACGAAGAATATCAGTACCGGGTCTTTTACAAGATGCAAATAAAGCTGTAAAAAAAGGTTTACAGAAGTCAAAAGTTTCCCAAGGTACATTTGGAAAGCAAGAATATGGTAAAGCGGCTAGGAGACCACAGAGTCTGTCTGGGGCAGAAAGAATGGAAATGACTCGGGCTAAAGCCGCCATTAGAAAGAGAAAGAAATAATGGGAATGGCTTCAACATATGTATGGTGGACGGAACGTAGTGCTGTATGGATAGCTTACTATGATGTATCTAAAAGCATAACTACTGCATTCTCTTCTCCTGATGATGCTACAAAAGATGTACATATATTCTTTTACAAAAAAGCGGACCCATTTAAGAAAGAAGGTGATTCCGTTCCAGACAGGTCTGTAATAAGTAACACTTATCTTGGGGTTACCACGACTGGAAGTGCTGGAAGTTATAAGAATGGGGCTAATTTTATTAGTCAAGAATCGGAGATACCAGAGCAGTTTCATCAAATACTTGTTGAAAAAGCTATTCAACTTGGTTATGAAAAATCTCCAGAAGGGCTACAATTCGCACAGTATTTTGCACAAAAATTTGAACAAGGTGTTAAGCGTGGAAAACAATTTGCTACTCGTGGCAGAACACATAAACCGGCATTTATTGTGCCAGCGGACTTTTAATGGAAGGTTATACAGGATTAAATTTTGGTTCATATAATTTATCAGAAATGACTAATTTGTATTTTCCCAGTGTTGACCAGTCCTACTTTCATTCACTTGATGCAGATGATATATGGGAAGCTATACAACCAGTAGATGCGATATACACACCAGTGGATGCTGTAGATACAGTATATACATCTGTTGATGCTGTTCAAACAACTTATACACACATATTCTAGGAGATACAATGTCAACATTAACAGATAACGTAATATCAGAAGTATATACAAGCTTGATATTTCGTAAAACAGATAATAAATTATACTACGATAATGGTGCTTCTGATATAGAAGTACTTGATTTGACAGGGCTTAGTGGAACTGATTCAGATGCTGACGGAAGGTTTGAATTTGATTCAGCGGATACAGATGGTATTACTGCCCTTGCTAGTGGTAACTTAGCTGAGTTCAAGAATAATAGTGTGGAAAAGTTTTCTATAGACCACAGCGGGGTATTAAAATTGAATAATCAGTCTGGAACTCCAACACCAGTTAGAGGTGGAATTTACTTCAAGGATGATTTCTTCTATCTAGGAAGCGGTGAATAATGGGAATTATAAATAAAATTTCTCAATCTCAAAATGAATGGGGTTTAGATGTAAAAGAAATAGGGTTTCTATTGCGATTGATTGATTCGAGTAATCACTCAGGCAAAGTCTTGGAGTTAGCCCTTCAGTCAAAATTAAAACTCCAAGCAAAATTAGAGAAACTAATAAATAATAGGGAGGTCATCTAATGGCTACAACATGGAAAAAAGTGGTAACAGCTGGAGACGCTTTTGATTTAGGCACTCCAACTGCTTTAGTATTAACAAATGCGACAGCATTGCCAGCGGCTCAAGTAGCCAACGGAACAATGGCGAGTGGGATGACTTTAGTTGCACCTGTCTTAGGAACACCAGCGAGTGGAAACTTAGCTAACTGTACGTTTCCTACGGCTAACGTCAATACTGATGTTTCTGTTGCGGATAACGCAGTTACATTAGCAAAAATGGCTGGTGGAACAGACGGTAATATAATCAGTTATGATGCTTCTGGTAACCCGGTAGCTGTAGCAACTGGAAGTGCTGGTCAAGTTTTAACAAGTGCTGGTGCTGGTGCACCACCTACTTTTTCAGCCGCCGCCGCCGGAGACATTACAGCAGTTGTTGCAGGTACAGGACTTAGTGGTGGTGCCACAAGTGGTAGCGCAACACTGAATGTAGATGCTTCTCAAGCTCAAATAACAGAAGTTGGAACTATTACTGCTGGTATTTGGAGAGGGACAGTTATAGATTCAGTTAATTTAGATGATGATACTGCTCATTTAGGTGTAACTCAAACATTTACAGGCGCTAAGACATTTGATGCTCTTTCTAGCTTTACGATGGACGGTAATACTATTACAGGAGTCGATGATTCAGGTGAGCATACTAATGATGATGCTCATATTATGACTTCTGCGGCTGTAGAAGATAAGATTACTGGTTATGGTTATACTACTGCTACAGGAGATATAACTGGAGTAACAGCAGGAACAGGTCTTTCTGGTGGAGGTGCTTCAGGTAGTGTCACACTTAACGTAGATGCGGCTCAAAATTCAATAACAAGTGCTACAAGTTTAGCATCAGTTGGTACGATTGGAACTGGTGTTTGGAGTGGTACTCCATTAGTTGCGGCTAAGGTACCTTCAATTACAGCACTGACAGGATATACAGCGGCGGCTTATGCAAACGCTAGTTCAGTTGGAGCTTCATCTATTGTAACCACAGGAACCATTGCAAGTGGTGAATGGCGTGGTACAAGGGTAGACGCTACTTACTTAGATACCTCTGTTGCTTACTTATCTGGAACTCAAACATTCACAGGTACAAAAACATTTAGTGCTGTTGTGATTAATGGGGACTTAACGGTTTCTGGTTCCACAACTACAGTGCTTGCTGAAGAACTCAAGGTTGAAGACAATACAATAGTTCTTAATAGCAACTGGGATTCTGGTACTGCACCGACTCAAGATGCTGGTATAACCATTGAGAGAGGAAGTTCAGATGATGAATCATTCTTCTGGGATGAGAGTGCTAACCAATGGGCTATTGGACATACTGAATCTAGTAACGTATTTACTGCGACAGGTCAAGTGAGTATTGCCACACAGCAAACATATAATGCTAATTCAACTAACACACACGGTGCTTTTGCTATTGGTAGTTTTCAAATTGACGGAAATAACGTTTATATAAGGACAGAATAATAAAATAGTACATTTTCAAATAATACCTAGGAGATAGAATGAGACTAACTATTGAAACTAATGAGTTAATGCTGATGATATCGGCGTTAGAATCAATTCAAATAATGGGGAAAGACAGTATTCAGGTTGCGGAGACTCTTATAAAACTGTATAAAGCGAGAGATAAGGACAGCCCTTCTGTGGAGATACCTAAATAATGGCTACAAACTGGGAACGAGTTATTACAGAGGCTAATGACGCAGACTATAAAAACGATAGTATAGAAGCTGGTGATATACCGACACTTAATCAAAACACTACAGGAAGTTCTGCTACTTGTTCTGGGTTAGCAGGAAGTGCCACAGTTTTAGCAAGTGCGAGAACTATAGCAGGAGTGTCTTTTAATGGTTCAGCGAATATATCATTAAACAATAATGCTATTACAAATGGTGCTGGATACACAACAAACACAGGAGACATTACTGGAGTAACTGCTGGAACGGGTATGTCAGGAGGGGGTAGTTCAGGAGCAGTAACTCTGAATTGTTCTATCACAAATAACAATCAGCTAACAAATGGTGCAGGATATACTACTAATACAGGAGATATCACAGGTGTAACGGCAGGTAGTGGAATGTCTGGTGGTGGGACAAGTGGTTCAGTCACACTAACTAACGCATCTCCAAATATTGTTTATCCAGCAGAAACAAAATCAACTATAAATGCTCTTGATATTACTGAACTTGGAATTGTAACTAGTGGTCAATGGAGAGGAACTACAGTAGATGCTTCCTATGGTGGTACTGGCTTAACTAGTACATCAACATTATTAAACTCTAATGTAACAACAGTATCGGGTAATGCAGGTACTGTTACTAATGGTGTTTATACTACAGGAACACAGGATATTGATGGAGATAAGACATTTTTGGCGAAAATCTATGCCGATGATGGTATTGCGATAGGTGGGACAGGAGCCGCCAATACTCTTGAAGATTACGAGACAGGCTCTTGGACTCCTGTATTAACTAGCGGTTGGAGTCACTCTTATGATAGTACTACTAATAGGTATGTAAAGGTAGGTAGCTTTGTTCATTTATGGGGACGTATTGATGGTTTTTCTGGTTCTTCGTCAACAGCAGATTTACAAATAACAGGTCTCCCCTTTACAGTTAAGCATAGTGCAGTTGGTGGTGATTGTATGTTAAAATGGATTTCTTGGAATAGCAAAGCTGGAAATGTCTCTCCGTATGTAAATACATCTGAAATCTTATATTTCTTTGAAACAGCTTCTGCATATGAATGGTC